ATGCCTCTCACCGATACCGTCATCCGTAGTCGTAAGCCTGAAGCCAAACCCGTTAAGTTGGCGGACAGCGGCGGCTTGTACCTGCTCGTTCAGCCCAGCGGTTCTCGCTGGTGGCGCTGGGATTACACCCGGCCGCATGCGAAGAAGCGCAATACCCTGAGCCTCGGCACCTACCCCGAAATCAGCCTGAAGGACGCTAGGCTGAAAAGAGACGAGGCCAAGACCCTACTTGCCAAAGGCATCGACCCCGGCGAACAACGGAAGGCCACCAAGGCCATAGGCGCAGAACGCGCCAGTAACAGCTTTGAGGCGATCGGACGCGAGTGGCTTGCCGTCCAGGCGGCCAAGTGGGAAGCCAGCCACCTCGCCAAACAGAGCGGGCGCCTTGAGAACCACGTTTTTCCCTGGATCGGTTCACGCCCGATCGCAGAGATAGGCGTAGTCGATCTGCGCCCAATTCTGGACAGGATCGCCACTCACGGACATCACGAACAGGCCCATCGCGTTCTTGCGGCGATCGGCTGGGTGTTCAAGTTTGCAATCGCGACAGAACGTGCGGAACGGAACCCCGCGCGGGATCTCAGCGTGCTGTTGCCGCCGCGCCGGAAGCGCCACTACGCCCACCTAAAAGAGCCGGCGGCCGTGGGCGAACTCATGCGAGCCATAGACGCCTTCCGCGGCACATATCCTGTAGCGGTCGCGCTGAAACTGGCTCCGCTGACCTTCGTCCGACCCGGCGAACTTCGCAAGGCCGAATGGACGGAATTCGATTTGGACAACCCCGAAGGGCCGCAGTGGATCATCCCTCCTGCGAAACGCAAACTCCGCAAGGAGCGGAAGGAAAATCCCGATACCCCTCCTTTGGTCGTTCCGCTATCCACCCAAGCTGCCGCTCTGATCCGCGATCTGCGGCCCTTGACCGGCCAAGCGCGGTACCTTTTCCCAGGCGCTCGCGACCTCACTCGCCCTATGTCGGAGAATACGATCAATGCAGCACTCGCCCGTATCGGTTACGACGGCGATACGATGACCGGCCACGGATTCAGACACACCGCCAGCACACTGCTCAACGAAATGGGCTTCAATAAAGACGCCATTGAACGGCAGCTTGCTCATGTCGAACCCGGCGTGCGTGGTGTGTATAACCATGCACAGCACTTGCCGGAAAGACGAAGGATGATGCAGGCATGGGCTGATTACCTCGATACCCTGAAAAAGAGCACCCCAAACACTTTTTAGCTCACTTTGCACGCAACCAGACACTCACTAAGAACGTGTCGCAGCTCTTCGTCAGCTTAGCCGCCGCCCCCACCGCCGCCATCACCACCCCCACCGTCGCCTTGTGGTCCTTGTGCCGGCGACATTGAGCGCGCGCCCATCCGCATCGTCGGCCCCTTTGGACCATCATCGTCCTGCTGCATCGCAATCTGCTGCGCCTGCTCCATCGCATGCTCGCGTGCTTGCATCACAGCCTGGGAGACAACGGACGACTGTTCAAGCGACTGCGATAGCGCCTGCTCCACGTTAATCGGAACCCGTCGATGCGCGGGGTCATCCAATGAGCCCTGTACGACAAAGAGCGTATCTGGGCGTCCTGTCTGCGGGTTAACCTTGCCGGGCACGATGTGGTCGTAGCTGGTTATGTTCCATCCTTCGGCCGCCAACGACATAGCCACAACAGATGCACCTAGCTTTTGGCGCTCATGCTGGGTCAGGCCACCCATGCCGGGGGCAACCTCGATCTGCGACAGAACGTTTTGCGCCCGTAGATACATGCCGTGGGCCGCATGCTTGGGTTCTGTGACGAGCGGGCCAGCCGACGATGCTGGCTCGGAGGTCGGCGTGTGTCCATGACGCTGATCGTCGGTCGGCTTGTGGTCCTCCTCGCGCTCGTCCCGCATCGATGGGGGACGGATTAGCGCCGGATCGGGTGTAGTCGCAATTATCAAAGTAGAGGGCGCATCAATGCGCACGACCGGCTCCGGCTCACGCTCCTTGTCGTCTTCGACACTACGCCCACCTGAGATGGAAGGGCTGACAGAACGCGGTGCAATCACCGGTTGTGGCGCATCCGGTTCGGACTTTGGGTCGATCAAGAGCGAGCGGATCGGCGTTGCCTGTTCCGCGCGTTCGCGTTCGCGCTGTGCGGCTAAAGCTTGATCCACAGCATCGCGCGTTCCTTGATCGGCCACCCCGGTTGCGGGAATGCCATGCATCGTCTGAAACTGGCGAATAGCGTGCTCGGTTTCGGGACCATAGCGGCCATTCTGCGGGATCTGCTCTCCATCAGGGCCACGATAGCCCTGCCGATCAAGGCGGTATTGCAATAGTTCGACTGAATCGCCGCGGTCGCCCAAGCGCAATGCGTTCGAGTCAGGGCCAGTCGGTTTTTCAGCCGCGTCTACGCGGGTCTGTTGTGGAGGGATGTCATCGGAACGCGGAGTCAGGGAATCGGGCTGGCGTTCCGGGGTCGCAGATGTCGCTGGTGTCCCATCATGTCCGATGGTCCGCATAGAAGTCCGTCGGTCCTCGTCTAGCACCTGGGTCTCGTCTGCCCCCCCCTGTTGGGGGGTGTTGCTTTCGGCCTCCATGCGTTCACGTTCCAGTCGAGAGGCACCATCTTCATGCGCGCTCTGCGCGAGCGCCAATGCGGCCGTTGCCACGAGTGGCACTTCCTGGGTAACGGCATCCTCCGGCATGCGTTCAGGCCGATGTGTACGCTCCGGCTCGCCCTGAATAGCACGCACCGCACCATTTTCCATCGTCATCCCGCGTGAAGCGACCGCTAGCGTCGCCGCTTGAACTGTCTCCTGCGTCTGTTCCTGAGACAGGCCTAGCCGGTTCGCTTCGCGCGCCGCCTGCTCGCGTGCGCCGCGCTCCTCCGGGGTCGCCAGTGCGACTGCTCGCTCAAATGGCGCTGGGTACGGCGTATCCTCCGTTCTCGCACGCACATCGGCGAGCGCGCGATTGATGTCCTCTGGCGTTGTCACAGCGACGATACGCACCACGCCGTCGGCATTCCGGTGGATATGATGAATCGGGCTGTCGGGGCTGTACTGCCCGCTCTCGTCTGTCCCCAGCACCGTCACTGTATTGTCGGGGCCTATCCCTGCGGCGGCTCTGGTGCGCTGCACAGCAAGGTAACTGGCCTCGAACAGTTCAGGCCGAATCTCACGGTTGATGTCGTGATCCAGGTACGCTGTGCGTAACAAGGCGCGATCCGCCTGCTCTGGCGTCGGTGGTTGCCAGGACGGCATCCGAGCCAGTTCTCGCTGGTGATCTTGTAGCGCGGGCAGCATACGATCACGGGTCAGTTCCAGCTCTAGCGCACGTTGTGCATCTGCCGGTGCGCCGTCATGTATCCATGTCCCTTGCGTATCGCGCCGGTAATGCTTTCCGTCGGAGGCTTGACGCAGATCGGGGTCAAGTGCGGTCGTCACGGCCGCAGGCATGGTATCCGCTGGTGAGGGAGTCTGGTCGTAACCATAAGCCTTATGCCCTCGCTGATATTGGGCTGCGATTTCGGCCGAGCTTGCCCTCAGGTTTGCGTCGATGACCCGTACAGCCTGCGCACTCAACTGAGCAGCACGCTCGGGATCGGCCACGGTACGCTCGACATCGACTGGCATGCGTTCGTTGTCGAGCTTCGTTACGATCCAACGCTCCCACTCACCGCTATCGGCCTTGTAAGTCCAGTTCGCCGGCGTCTGCCCCAAACTGCTGCGATCTTGTGCATTTGCGGGCTGCACGAAAGGATCAATCGGCTCGGGCACTTTGGCGATGGCCAGTTCCACGGCTTTTGCACTCGCCAGAGCACTCAACTCGCGGTGCTTGTCGGGCGGGGCCGCAAAAGATTGCTCTTGCGGAATATCGCGACCGTCATCCAGCAAGTCACCACGCAAATCCTGACGAATCCACTGCTTGCCCGTGTACTTCCAGTTCACGCCCTCACTGGCGATATTGGTGATTCCGTACTGTTGCCACCAATCCACCGCGCGCTCGGCAGCGGTACCGAATAGGTATGCCTCGCCGAGCACGAGCAGCGCTGTGCCGCCCGTGCCCGTGCCTAAAGCCGCAGCGGTGGTGGTCGCAGCAGCGGCGCCAACGACAGCGCCCGCGGTTTGAGCGCCTTGGCGCAGATATGCGTCGTTCCCTGCGGTTTCGTTGCCGAGTGTATTTTTGAATACCTCTGCACGCTGGTGGGTCTGCGCCCATTCATAGCCAGTCAACCCAACCTCAAGCAGTACACCACCTACCGCCGCGCGGCGGATTCGGGCTCGCTCGATTGCTTCTGGCTCATAGGGCAGCAATTCCACCTTCGCCTCACGCGACAGTCGGGCCATCAATCCTTCAACACCTGCCTGTTCAGGTGGGCCAACGTGCGGCGTCCGCTCCACCGGGCGTGCCAGCGTTTGCAGGCGTTGCGTCATTTCACTGGCCGGTTCGGGCGCCTGCTCTGGGGTATGCACCACCTGCCCGGGCCGCACAATATGGGTGTAGTCGGGCACCAGTTGCTTAACTTCGCCCGCAGGCGTACTGCGGTCTATCTTCGGCCAATGGCGGAACAGGGCATTGCCTTCTGTAGAATGGTGAATCACGTCCATTCGGGGGTCGATGGTTTCCGGTACCCGTTGGAAGATCGGTTCACCCGTCAATGCATTACGGAAATCCGTCATCAGGTTCAGGCTGCGGTCGCCCAAGCCGCTGCGGAAGTAACTCCCCGCGAGGTCCGAATGCGCGCCTGCCACTGTGACGCTCAAGAACCGTTTATCCGCAGAGTGCCCCTCGGGAATGATGCGGTCCACCGGGAACAAGCCGCGTTGCTCGTCCGCCGCATTGATTTGGAAACCTGAGACTACCGAGGGCGGCAGACGGCGGTCAAAAAAATCTTCCAGGTAGCCCGTCGGTACCGGGTCGTACAGGCCGACCGACATGGGCACTTGCCCAGGCGTGATGTGATGGCGCGTATATGTCCTGACCGTATTGCCGTGCTCGTCGAGGGATTCGATCGCGCTGCTGGGGTCGGGGAAGCCGCGCTCATGGATCATCCGGGCCAGCAACGGTACGGTGCTGGCACCCCGGCTGAAGCCTTCGAGATGGATACTGATCCGGGCCTGCGGATCCGCTTTGAGTATCTGGTTGATGCGCTCTGCTAACTCCGCATACATATCTTCGGCGCGCGCCAGCGACGTGCGCCCCAGCGCACCGTCCACGGTATTTTCGATGAGGTTGGTCTGTGTGCCTGGGCCGGCACGATATACGAAATCAACATTCGTGAGTCCATCCCTACGTAAATCTCTGATTTGTTCACGCAATTTCGCGACATTCGTGGCATGCAAGGGATCGCGATCCACATCGTTGCCCGTGCCATCCAGCAGACCGAACAGCATGTAAGAATGCCGGTCGTTACGATCCCACAGCGCCGGCACTTTGAATTCGCGCATCTGCGCAGCGGCGCGGTCGTAACTCTGGAGCTGCTCGCGGCTTGCGATGTCGTGCGGCACATCATCATAGGGCAGCCCATCTGCGTCCAGCCTGATCCGGGTTTTCCCTGACGCCGCATTCGCTATCTTGTCATCCAGCGCATCGAGTGTCCTCGTAATTGTGGACCTGGGCGCGGATAGCAGATTCGCTGGTGACGAGTCAGGCGACGGTGCGCGCAAAGCATCAAGATGGCGCATGCCTGCTTGCGCGAAATCGCTGGGTGGGGCCATCCGGTCGGCGAGCGGCCGAGTGACGACCGTGAAAGCCGGCGGCTGCGCAGTCAGAGCCGTCCCAGTAAAATAAGCGCGGCTATCGATCAATAATTGCCCTGCATCGCTATATAGCGGTTTTCCGGCATCGTTGACGGCCACATTCAGCTTGCCCACATTCTCATAAGAACGCGCCTGCACAGCCTCGAATGCAGCGTTGCCACCGCGGTCGGCTTGAAGGTTCGCCAAACTGATGCGGTCGATGTCTTCGATGGTGGTGACACGCTCGTTCGCCAGCACGCGCGGAAGCTCGCTCGCCCCGAACACGCGGTCCGGCTGGGCGAAGCTGGTGATGGTCCGCACCTCACCCACCGTCTCGGCCGCGAACTTGGCCGAAACGATGTCCCAGGCGCCGTCCGCGATGCGCTTGCCGTCCGGCCCGATCGTCCCGAACAGGAACTGGTTCGCTTTCGTTCCACTCTCCAGCGGGTCGCTTTCGAAGACGCGCTCCAGCGTCTCGATCAGTTGCTGATTGCGGCTTCTTTCCGAGTACACATCCAGAAACTTGAATGCTTCGGTCTTGTCGAGAACGCGCACGTCTTCCCCAGCACTCAGCATACCGCTGATGATTTCGGTCGATGCGATCTCCGGTGCTAACCTGCCGCTGTAGAGAACAGTGACAGACCCCTGTGCCTGAACATCCAACCTGCTGATGAGCGCGCGCAGTTCCGCTTCCGATTTGATGCCCGGTAATTCGGCATTAGCCTCGGCCGACGAAATATCCATGTGCGGGCCTCAGAACTCGAACGACACGATCGTGTTAGGAATCTGCTTCCTTGCGCCGTCGTAGCCCCTCGCAGTCAATGCTTCCTTGAGCGTTTCGATGACTTGGCGCAGGCGCACGTCGTCGAGGTCGTCTGGATAGATTTGGACGATCTTCCCCCAAGCCACGCGATACGGCGATTCGCTTAGCGTTTTCGACCCGCTTGCCCTGTCCACCTTGACGAAAAATTTTTGCCCATCCATCTCCAGCAGGAATTCGATCCAATACTCCCCATCGCGCGCTGGATTGGCGCCGCGTATTTGGCGGAGGATGATGTTCCGCTCCCGGTCGATGGTCCATTGCGGGGCGTAATTGTCCGGCAACTTCATCTCGCCCGGATACATGGCCAAATATGACTTGGCAAGCCCATATGTCTCGATGTCCTCGGCGGACACATATTCATTGACAAACGCCATCGTTGCTCTCCGCAGGTCAAAATGTCTTTGTCCACGCCAGCTTAAGGTCGCGCAGACTATCGCTGTTCCTGACCGCCGGGTCACGGGGCTGCTTAAGTTCCACCAAACCGCGCATGTAGACATTGATCGTGCGGTCATTGACTTCGAGAAGGATCTCTACACGTCGCGAGCGATCGTCCAAACCCCACCCATCCTTGACCTCATGCTCTTGCGCGTTATGCAGAACCAGGCGATCGGGGAATATCTTCTCGAAGTTCAGCTTTGTGCTCCGCGCAACTCCATCCATGGCCGTCCACCAAATTTCAATGATCGGCGAGAAGACATCACTCGGCATGATGGCGAACCCTGCGGTCCAGTCGTCTTTCCAGTCGGGGCTCCTGGGTTCGCCGGACGAACTGAATCGGTTCCTTTGGGAAATATGCTGTTGGTTTATGAATATGACCGAGCATTCAAGGGTGTTATAGCATCTGGCGTCAAAACTAAATCTGTCGAACCTCAACGGCCACGGCTCGCGCGGCACTCTTTTCTTGAACAGTTTTCCGAGAATAAACATTTCAGCACCCTCTGGATCGGTCGGAATTTCGTCTACGGCTAAAGCTGTCTGCACAGGAGTCGTTCGCTTTGGCAGGTTGGGCTTGCGCTTGGTCTGCACCGGCACGCCGCCAGCAGGCATTGGGCCATTTTCGCGCAAAGTCCTTTCATTAGCGATCTGCATGTCCCGAAGAAGCTGGAGGTCGTGATGGGTATCCTTTTTGCGCAAAGCCGAGGGCCTGCCCAAGTCTGACTCACCACTGGATTCGTTTGGATTCATCTGTACATCAGCCTGCGAACGCATCCATCATGAAATTCAGACCTGCCATGCGACAGCCTTTTACTGATCTGACTCCTACTTTTGATGCCTTCATGTTCAAAACCTATCCTCAATTTACTGGCGCCTTGCGCCGATAGTAGCGGCACAAAATTATCAGTGGATAGCAAAATCAATTGATGCGCCTTTCTTGATCGAAATTCGATGGATCATGTGCGTGCCGTATGTCCTCCAGTACGCCTCCCACTCACTCTCTGGGCACTCAAAGGTGAAGGCCCACACCATTTCAAGCGCCTCATCAATGGCAATGCACTTGTGCACGATTTCGTTCGTTCGGCCGGGTTCTCTATCCCGATACCTCAGCGTGACCACCCTCAAACCGTTTTCAGTATGATCGTCCTCGATCAATCTATCGCCATCTTCAATTCGGATTTCAAAATGAAGAATATAGTCGCGATAGACGCGATCCCCTCCGGGCCAATAGCCGGATTTCATTCCGCTCATGACGTGTAAGGTGAAGCCCGTCTCAAACGGTTCTTCTCGCGAGAAGCGCGCCGGGCTCGTCGCATACACATCCGTGGCAATACCATCTCTTACTGGACGCGCCTCCAGCGCAACCACATGCCATGACTCGGGCTGAAAAAAGAAGGCATTTCCGAACTCCACCCACCTGAAACCGTAGGGCACTGGGACCACTCTTACAGCAGATGTCCCTAATTCTGCGACATTGTCAGCGCCCATATTTGACGATGCGGCAATGCGCGCCTCATCTTTGTTCGATGCAATCCAAGCCGATGATTGTCCCGTCACATGACCCAAGGCAGGTTCAGGCTGGCGTTGTGAATTTGCGGATGAATCGGCATTGCTCGGCTTTCTGGTGAGCTTTCGTTGACTTGGCAGTCTGTCGCGGTCGTCCAGAAAGCCTGTCCACCGCGCAATCCAATATGCGCTCGTTGCCGCAACCCAAGTCCAACCCAAGCCGATCAGGGTGCCCCTTAACGTCATGCTGCTACTGATGAGCACCAAAGTAAAAACGATGGGCGAGAGCACGATCACCGGAATAAGCCCGATCAACATTGGCTTAACGATCCACCTCCATTCCGGCAGACTGAGAATCGCAGCTTTTGCAGCGCGATGACTTTCCTCGCGCAAGCGCGATGCCAGGACCAGACGGTCTATAACCGACATCAGACGCTGCCGATTGTCCAGACGGGAATACCACCCGCTGGCCAATCTGCGACGCAACATTTCACGCGCTTCGGCGGACCCCTTGATGACGATCCATACTGAATAGAAGGATGCGATAAGCACAGGCGGAACAGCGCATGCAATGACGAGGCCTAACTGACTTCCAAAGACCTCAATAGCAAAGCCTTCAGACCGCGTAGACATCAGGTTGGGCAAAATCTCAATCGCGATCCAGCCAAACATGGCCGCCCATGCAGCAAGCACGAACGCAATCATGATCCTGTCGATGAACTTACCTAGAATTCTCCACATACAATTTTTCCCTCCGCATGCTTATACCCGCATCCTGCTTTTTTAGGCTCTTATTCTGTACTTAATCACAATCTTGGACCTAGTTCATTTTGCACACCGCATCATGCTGCGACCCAGGGCTAAAAGCGTCCAGCAACACCATGGTTAAGGAAACAGGTATAGCACAATCGCTAGCGCCACCCTTGCCCAAAACAATACCAAATCCGCGATGACTTCAATGGTAGTTCTTTCGTCTTCAAAGCGTCCACGACGGAGCGAAAACAATTAGTGGTTCCTCCTGCACGGGACTGGTTCCCCACGCTGAATCCGTTGGTAGATTTCTTCACGATGCACCGGCACGCTACGCGGGGCCTCGACGCCCACCCGCACCTGCCGCCCTCTTGCGAGGGCCGTCAGACCGCGCTTCGAACAGCCGTTGATACACACGACGAATTCTTCGCCAATGCGGAGCGACTCGCCCAGCAGAAGCGAAATCACATAGCGTCGATGGCGGCGCCCGTACTCTGAAGGCTCCACCAACACGTCGGCATCGTCCGTGACGGTCAACGCGGCAGGCGCAGCCAGCGCAACAGTGACGTGGCCCCGCACTTTTGAGCGGATGGTCAGCCGCACGCCATCACCGATGCGGATGCTTTCGCCCACGCGGCGCGTGAGGATCAACATAGCGCACCCCACCTACTGCTGTATGAGACACTTTGCTGCCAACAGGGCGCGCACCGGCTAGCGCAATCTTTCACTAGACCGAACACGCTACCGCTTCCGTTTTGATCTACGATCAGCGCATCGATCTTCATCCTGTTTCTCCTTGAGAAATAACAGTGGAGTCGCCCGGCACGGCGGCTTGTCTCAAGCCTCCGAGTTCGCTGCTGAATGCCGCTGCTGCGCTGAGTCGCCACGACGAACGCTGCGGCCCGGCGCATCAATCTCCAATACGAAGCTGCGCAACACGGTCGCACCCACCACAGGCGGCTGCCGGTCGATGCGTACCGTCATGCCTTTGACCCAGAACGTTTCGCCTGCGGCCAACCACAGCACGCCCACCACGTTCCCATGCGAGTCGCAATCGCTCTTGACGGTGTTCGACCGAGGCTCCTCGCCATCCGCGCACTGCTGTGCCGTGACCATGACGAGGCAGCAGTCAGCGTCTTTGCCAATCACCACCATCCGCACGTCATCGCCGATCCAGACCGGTTCGCGCACGGCCACTTGCATGCGCACCACACTTTGCCTCTGCCTTCTGCAACGGGACTGCCTATGTACCTTATTGCCGCCACGCTCGCAACAAACACTTGTAGCATGTAGCAACATTTTACATTAGCGCTTGCCGGTCGCGACCGCCCTGCGTTTGGTCACGGGCCGGCGGCCCAGGGCGCTACGCGCGACCGACCGCGCCGGCCGCTTTGGCGATGCGGGCACACTGTCGATGAGCAGCAGCAAGCGATGCGTCGCAGCGCCTGCACCCAAGGCGACCGGCAGCGGCTCGCCGTTACTGCCGCACAGGCTGGCTTGCTCGGGCAGGGTGAAGTCGATCGCCCAGCCACCGACCAAGGGCTGCACACGGATATCGAGACCATGCAGCATCGCGGGGATGGAAGGCGCTTGCGCGCGACTACGGGGCATGCAGAGGTTCCTTCTGTCGTAGATGAAGAAGCGGTACACAGGCGGCCGGGCGCACTGGGGGCCTGGGGCGCAGGCGCGCGCGCAGCCGCGCATGGCGCGCAATGGCCAGCTCTTGCGGGGCATCTACGCAGACCCGGTACGGGCGCAGCAAGCTGGCCGCAGTAGGCATCGCGAGCGTCTCAATCCGCAGATACGTCGCACCCACCCAGAAGCCAGCACCAGGGGCGAGGGCCAACACCGAACTGATCCAGCCCGCATCGCCAGGGGTGCTGGCGCGAAACCCGCGCTCGACGACCAGGGCGCAGTCCCAGGCGGTTTCGACAAACACGTAGATCAACCCCGCCGCGCACCCTGTCACTTGCAGACAAGCGCCGACGCCCAATTGCAAGCGTTCCCCTGCGGCGCAGTCGATCGCGCCCATTCACGGCCCACTCGAAAGTTGCCGGCGCCCGTCACCGTCCATCCGCGACATGGGCAGCGCGGTCGCAACGGGCGCCGGCAGGAGGGCAGGGTTGGAGGCAACAGGCTGCGCAGCATCGCCCGCACGGCGCTGCGTAATGCCGATATGAAGCCAGTTGTCGCAGTCCGCGGCCAGCGGCACCAGCTCGCCGGGCAACCAGACCTGAACCTCGAACGGCCCGAGGGTGAACCTGCGGAGGGCTTGCAGGGAAAACAAATAGGTCCAGACGCCCACCGTGCCGGCAATGGGGGTGACAGGCGCACCGTCCAGCGTGAGGCGGGTGCCGGCAGGCGCGGTCGCGCCCAGAACCACCCTCTCCCCCTGCCGGCGGTGGATCGCGATTCGAATGTTCTCACCGAGGCGCAGCGCGCACCCGATCTGGCATGTCTCGACCCGCATCCTGCGCCTCCCTTATTCCCGTGGGCGGTGCCCACCGTTACCGGCCAAGGAAAGCATTGCTCAGAAGAATTGTCAATGGCAATATTTATTTCTATCGGAAAGTCTCCAGGTCGAGTAGGATCGCGATCATGAACAAGTACACCGAGGCTTTGGTCGCCGCGATGGGCAAGAGACGCATCCGCAGCCGGACGCTTGCTGCGGAAGTCGGCACGATCAGTGAAAACGCTATCGCGCAATGGCGCAGCGGCCGGCGTCCGGTCCCGGTCGAGTACGCACCCAAGCTGGCGAAGTTGCTTGGCGTACCGCCGCAGTCCATCAGCGAATCCTACGATCGACTTCTGCAATCCGGTGTCATCACGTCTGCGGAGGGCGGCCACGAAGCATGGGCAAATCCGCCTGCGGGCCATGCAGTCATTGAGCGATTGATAGGGTTTGGCCGTGCGGACGAACAGGAGCGGCTCTGGCTGCCGGAACTCATGCTGCGGCGGGAATTGGGCGCGACACCGATCGAGAATGTCCGTTGGGTCACACTACATTCGCGGACGATGGAACCGGAAATCAAACGCCATGCCGTGGTGCTGGTGGACATCAGCGCCACCCGGCATGAGGAGGTCGTCGATGGCCGACTGTACGCCTACTCGCTACTCGGGCGGTCAGATATTCGTCGGATCACGATTCGTCGGGATGCCTGGATACTGATCGGCGACAACGAAGAACGGATCAAGACCAGCGTACCTACCGCGGACTTGCCGGAGCTTCACTTGCTTGGCATGGTCATCGGCTGGCTATGACGGCGGTATTTGCGCCTAGAATACGCCAGACGCAGGCTGCTGAGCATAACAGGCGGACACCCCGGGGCTGCATCACCAGCCGGCACAAGGAACAGGGAGCAGGACGTGGATTACCCCAATGGAATGAGAATCGCGAAAGGACTGGCGCTCGCCATCGGCTATTGCATTGCCTATCTCGTACTTCGCTATTTCTCATATGACCAATGGTTTCTTCCGGCAGGATTACGGGCGGTCTGTCTTTTCTTTTTGCCCTATCGATATTGGCCACTTGTTTTCATAGGAGATGCCGCCGCAGTGATGTATGGGCGCATCCCGGCAGAAACCGAAAAAAATCAGATCTGGGTTTATCTTGGCCCATTTATGCTGATTGCAGGGACCTCAATTGCACCATATTTACTTCGAAAAAGGCTGGCGAACGCACAAGCGATTGCGCATAGATTGCCGATTGCGGCCGCATGTATCTCGGCATGGGGCGGCATTTGCACAGTTGCGTTAAACGCGACACTTGGAGGTCCAGATGAATACGCTACGTTGGATTTTTTTATAACAAAACTCTTTGCAAATTATTTGGGCGCACTGCTGGGGCTGCTGCCATTTCTGATTTGGATCAATAGGCACCACTATATAGGACAACTTAAAAAAGCGGCACGAAATATTGTGCTTTCGGCCATATCGATTGCACTCATGTTTGCCTACTTGGAATACTGGCACACAGGTAGCGAAGTAGCGAGAAAAGCGGTACTAATGCTGATGATCTGTCCAGCGTTGTTTCTCACTTACTATCACGGGTGGCTAGGCGCAGCATTCGGCGTCATTCTTGTCAATATCGGCATCGCACAGACTATGACCTATATGCGAACTCCCGGTATTCCAGTCCCATACGACGAAAGCGTTTTTCTCGCTCAGATCGGACTATCCATCGCAGCGTCCGCTTTTCTGATCCTGGGAACGAGAATTACGTCCCATTACGAGAATGCGATTGAATCAGGTGTCGCAGAAAAAAAAGCCAGGAAAATATCGCGCATAGCACTACTCTCGAACGAAGAAGACGCCCGAGACCAAGTTATTTGCATGGCACAGCTACATTTACTTCTGGATGAAAAACAGGAAGAACTTGTCCACTGGCTCAAGGCTAACGGCAAACATGAGGAGGCTTTCAACCTCAAAAGCAGTGGTGCGCAACGGCGTAAGAAGTTCCATGAGAATGCCTTGGCGGTTTACCCCATCGGCATCGAAGAAAAGGGCTTATTCGCCGTCATCCACTCGCAGACCTTCGAGGATCGATGGACAAACGGTATACCGATGGCGATCAGTCTGGATAAAGGCGACCCGAAGAAACTCTCCATTGAATTGCAAGTCGCTGCATACCGCTGCCTGTGTAGCGCGGTTGTGCTGATGTGCGACTGGAGGCCAGAAGAGCTGCACATGCGCGTTCGTGTCTGGCAGACAACCTTGCACCGAGGCGTCTATTTCTCAGTGTCAGCATTCCGCCCAGGAGAACCACAAGCGACTCAGGCGGGCGCTGCTTCCTCTTTGTATCTCGACGCAAAGGTCAGTGCGCATGGCGGCATTCTGCGCCACCATGCGCACCGAGTTAGCGTCCTGCTTGCGGAAGAAATGACTTAGATCGCAAGGCTTATGCGCTTACTCCGCGGGCCGAACGATCCAGCGATCTTGATCCGACTGCCGGTAGAAGATGACCTCAATCTTGTTGTCCCGATACACCATGCGGCCTGTGACCGGGGACTGCTCATCGGTCTGAATTACCCAAGACGTTGCGTCGATTTGCAGGGCCGAAACACGCACCCCGCTCACTGCGTTATTGATTTCCATATAGCGGACGCCCTGCCATGTGGCCTCCTGCTTCTGCCAAGCAGGGTCGCGCACCAAATCAACGACGTTGGGCATCGTTGACGCCGAACCGCTCGTTACTTTTGGTGCATCACCGCCAGTACCTACTTGCGCATGGGCAGAAGCACTGGTGAACATCGTCGCAAGCAGCAGAACTGCAAGTGCGATCGCATATCGGAAAGCCGGAATGGCCATGTCAATCTCCTTGAAAATGTCCGTGATATGTGTGTTAGCGCATGCACTTCAAAATCTGACATGCGCTAACAGTTTTGCGCCCGCAAGATATAGCGTCTCCGGGGCTGTAGGACGGTAGCACCACCACACGTAGCGCAATGTGCGCATGCCACAGTCCGCCATCCAGTTCCCGTTACTGTCTGCGTTGGGTCATTCACCGCCAACACCTTCTTCTTCAGCAATTCGCTGCCGCAGTGCCGCATCGTAGGCAACACCGTTTTCGGCCCGTTTGCTGTATGCCTCACGCGCGCGCAGCGAGCGGCGGATGGTCTGCCCAGTGATGGGCTTTTCGGGGTACGCCTTGTTGAAGGCCAGTATCTTCCGGCGCACTTCGAGTGCCGCGTCCTGATCGTCCATACGCAGCGCCATGGCATAGGCCGCCAACAGCGCCTTGCGACGGTCGAGAATGTGTCGCTCGCGGTCCTTGAGTGCGCGATTCACGGCGTACTGCCGCGCCACTTCGGCCGGCGTGAAGCCGATGGCCTGCAAGAATTCATCCTTGAAGTCGGTATCGGTCACGAGGTCGCCGCGCGTGGAGGTGACGCCTTCTTCGGCATAGCGCAGCGCCTTCATCGCATCCTTGAGCGCCTTGGGCAACATGGTCTCCACACCGCGATAGACCTGACCTTCGGCAATCAACTGCGTGCCGACAAAGAAGTTTTTTGCGATGCCGAACATCGGCCCCGCCACGTTGTCCATCATGGCGTAGTAGGCATCGCGGCCGTCCAGTTCGCGATCGGCATCGCGCCACAGCAGTTGCGACATTTCCACGCGGCTGGCGATGTCGGCGCCCGTCAGTGTGTTCGCTGCACCGTTCATTGCGACTTCCGCGCCAGCTTCACCCAGAAACTGCGCGAGGAATTTGCGGATTTCGGCCTCGGTATCCCACGGGTCGTCCTCATCGCCGAATGCATGCGCGATAGCGTCGATCACGCCGATGGACAGCGACGCCATCGGCAGGCCCATCGCGCCGGAGAAAAAACCACTCATGACCAGCACACCAGCAAGATTGCGCCGCGCCAGCCGGCGCACTTCGGGGCTGTCGCCTCGGGTCGCCTTCCAGCCCATACGGCCCAGGTGCCAAAGCATGTTCAGACCGTACTGCTTGAACATCAGCACGATCTTCGCTGGCCCCGATTGCAGGTAGCGTGCGCGGTTAGCGTTGCTGTAGTTGAAGTGGGTCGCGGTAATGGTGTCGGCCGCAAAACGCACGGCGGCATCGAATGATTGCCCCGCGTCGCGCGCAAGGCGATAGGCCGCCATGCCGGACGCTTCGCGGTTCAGCACTTCTGCGGTGTGAAACAGCCAGCCGATGAGTTCCATCGCGCGCGCCAGCTTGGGGTTGTAGGTGGCAAGACCGCCCTCGGCCAGCCCCATCAGCGCGTGGGTCTGCGTCTTGTCGAGCACACCGGCCTGCTGCAAAGCGGCGTGGGCTTTGACCTCATCCGGGCGCTTGAGCACCTTCTGCGCATGTCCGGCCGTGCGCGCCGAGTCGTTCATGGCGCGCATGAGGTGGCGCATGGCGTTCGCCGGGCCGAATTGCGACGCCAACTGCGGGAAGGTCAGGACGGCGGTCTGAGTGAGGTTGACCAGCGCCGCCGCTGGCGTCACACCCAGGAAGTAGACAAAGCCGATCGAGGACAGACGGTTGGTCATCGCGCTGTCCTGCGGATTCAGCACCCACTGGTGACGCTGATCCAGCTCGCCGAGGATGGCGTCCATCGCGACGACAGCACGGGTGTCGGTGTCCGGCTCGCGCCTGCGAATATCCTGCGCCTCACGCAGATCCGCCAAGGTGCGCTCCAGCACATGCCCATACCGCAGCCGCGCGAGCTGATGCGCGCCATGTGCCATGTTGTGAGCGAAGGCGCGCAGCGCATCAGGATCGAAGCCGGCGACGCCTTGCCGGTGGATCGCATGCTTGCGCATCGACAACTCCGGCAGCGTTTGCAGGTAGGTTTGATAGATCGCGTCCTGCGTTTTCTCCGACACACCGGCTTTACGCAGTTGTTCGATCACGTCGGCGACGAACGAGCCGCTGGGCGCGTCCTTGGCTTGCGCGCCGCGCAGCCGACCGCGAGCCTTGACCGCGAATCCGCGCGCCTTGAACGCCGCTTCCCTGCGCTCAAGCGCGGCCGGACTGTCGAGCATGAGAAACACCGGCTCGCCGTCGCGCTCGGCCGCTATGAAGTATTCGCCGTATCGCTGCAAGGGGAAGTAGACGCCCTGAAGGCGATGGGTCTCGAACTGCTGTCGAATCGAAAACACCAGCTTGCGCTTGAGGCCGTCCGGCGCCTCGCTGGCTTCGATGCGCTGAGCGAGCGCGTCTTCGACTTGCTGGGAGCGGTCGCGGTACAGGTTACGCATCTGCCGGTAGAAGCCCTGCGCCTCCGGCGACAATGCCTGCCACTGCGCGCGAAGCGTCGGGTAGATGCGCTTTCGGGATTCCTCGCGCCCCGGCATGCCGCGCAAGCGGCGGGCTTCTTCCATCATGTCGATCTTGTTGTCGGCGCTGCGCCCGAGCATCTGCTCGCGCAGGGCTTTGAGCGCCTCGCGGATATTCTTGCGATTAGCATCGTGCAACTGCCCGCCATAGCGGAATTGCAGCACCTGGTACGCCTCGGCCGGATCGACGCCTTCGAGCGTCGCCCGGTGCATCAGATCGAACAAACGCTTGGCCTCGGCCTTGTGGCGTCCGGCCCAGCGGCGGACGCTCTCGGCGAGGTCCGCACCCTCCTCCAGCAGTGCGTTACGGTCGGCCGACATGGCGTCGAGCTGGCGGGAGAATCCGGCGATGGCCGGGTCGTAGTCGCTGCCCAGTTCGGTCAGGTGGTTGGTGGCCAGTGCGCCCAGCCAGACGCTGCGGCTGGCGTCCTTGAGTTTGGCCGGGGTGCTGTCGCGCAGCCACTGTCGCACGCGATCAAGCCGGCTTGCGTCTTCATCCTGCCGCACTACGGCGTCCACGTCGGCCAGAAAACCCTCCGGCGCACGCCGGCTGAACATCGGCAACCCCTCCGCGACGGCGGTCCGCATGGCGGGTGTGATGTCGAGGGCGTGAACGTCCAGTGGAGGCGACCGGAAGCGCGGACGAATCTGTGCGGTCTTCGCCTGCCCACCCAACGGACGCGCCCACCGGTTGACCACCGCAGGCAGGATGCCGTCGTAGTAGCCGCCCATGCCGGCATCGCCCAGGTGGAGCGAGAGCGCATCCAGACGCCGCAGAGGCGTGCCACGCGAGCTGCCGCGCGGGGATAGGTCGCCCTCGCCCGCGCGGACGCGCGCGGCCACCTTGGCACCCAGCAGCGAGGACAGCAGGTTCGCCGGCACCTCCATTTCCCGCACCACGTCGCCCTGCTTCAAGCCAGCGACGCGGAACGCGCCCGAAGGCATGGGCATATAGTCGATGGCATCGACCTGTTCGCCCCGCGAATAGCGCGAGGTCTGCTGCGCGCCGGTCGTCCAGCCGATGCGCTGGAAGCCACGTTCGGCCGCCATCCGCACCATGCGTTTGATCGCAAGCAACGTCCAGTCTTCGGTGGACTTGAAAGGCGCGTCAGGTGCGACGTTGCGATCGGCGCTTGGACGATACCCGTAGCGCCGGCCGTGCTGGTGCCAATCGGACTGGATCTCCTCAATGAACAGCATGCGCTTGCCGTCCACGTCCTCGCGCTCGTTGTAGCGGATGTGGACAAGGACATTCTTTACAGAGGGGTAGTGTTCGCTATGGAAAGGTTCGTCGGGGTTGCGGCTCGATGGCTGCACCGGAAAAGTCAGGAGCAGTTCGCGGTACTCGCGCCCGCCTTCCATCTGGTAGCTCGCGTATCGGCCTTCCGCAGAAACGAATGGCGCAGTTGTTTCTATGCCCGCCGAAAGGGTTTCAAGATCGTGCCTCTGCGATTCGGTCAGTGTGCGCTCATCGACTTCCTGGCCGTCACGCATGAGAGCAACGCCATACGACGGAAGCGTTTCGATCTCGAACCCCGCTGCCTGCAATCGATCCAGCGCCGCGTCGTAGCGGGCGACATCTCCGCCGATTTGCTGTTCGCCGATCCGCACCTGATGGGTGCGCACGAAGTCGGTCAGCGCCTCGCGTGTGATCCGCGCTTCTCCGGTTACGCTTTCCCGTGTAGTCAGCCAAACATCGACATCGAGCCAGTCGCGTTCCGCCTGCTTGAATCCACCGCGCCGCTGTACGCCATCCAGCCATTGTTGCCACTGCTCAGCGGTTCCCCGCCGCGGTGCGCCTTGGGCGCGCTCCAGCGCCTGCAACAATGCCGAGCGAAAGCCCTCCACGCGCGAAAACGCTGGTGCCATCGACTCTTTGAGTGACAAGGCACGCTCGCTGCCGCCCAGCCGAACCTGCCTCGCGGCACGCATGACCAACTGACGAAGCTCAGCCTCCGAGAGCGTCCAGCGCACGCCGAGCTTGCGCAGGAACGCGCGCACGGCCGCGACGACACGATCAAGCACGGAATCCTTCACACCTCTCTCGGCCAGAATCGCGATGAACTCGGCAATGGCCGTACTGTCCCAGCCGTTATCCAGGTAGCCACGCCGCGCGTGCTCGGCGAACAGGTCGCGATAGCGCCCCTTCTCTCGCAGACGATGGACGCCTTCGGCGATCTGCGCCCACTGCGCCGGCCCGACGATGGTTTCGATGCCGTAGTGACCGATGGCCTCGTGGATCAGCACACGCTGGACGGCACGCCGGTTCGGCAGCGCACTGGCCACCAGATAAACAGTGCCCGTGCTGCGCGCGTAATAGCCTTCGGCGAGGTGAACATCCGGCGCGCGCCGCGCTGAAGCCGGCAGATAGTCTGGGGTTGCGACGACACGCACCACGGGCGCCCCCTTCCAGTCCACCAGCATCTCGTCCACGACCCGCTGCACCTGGGCAACGCTCGCGCCAGCAGCGGCTGGGTTGCGGCGTTTGCTGAAAGCTCCGGCGTCATCGTCCCGCTGCTGCTGGTAGTCCAGCAGCTCGTCCAGCGCATCGCTGAACCCAGCCTCGCGCAGCGCCGAGCGCTGCGCCTCCAGCGCCGCATCGAGCATAGGCCGCTCATGCTCGGGAATCTCCGGCCCGCGCACCAGCAACAGCCGCTGCACGCGACGATACTGCTCGCGTGCCTCGCGCAACGCCTGTGTCTGCTCGAAAGGCTTGGCGGCTTCGGCCCTGAAGCGTTCGGCCTCGCCTCGGGCGTTCTCAATACGGGCTTCGGTATCTACGATTTCCGCGCCGATCCGGTCGATATAGTTGTTCAGCCGAGTCAGCAGGCCGGTGGCCGAAAAGGTCTGCGCACCACGCTCGTAGCTCGTGACCTCGCCCAGATCGGACGACACGCGCACCCATTGGGCATGCACACGATCAATCTCGAAGGTCACGCCGCGATAGGCGAGTTCCACCGGACTTGCTGCGTCGCTCGGACCGATCAGCGCGCCAACGCGCCGGGCAATAGTCTGAGTCAGCGCCTTGCGCTCCCCGAACCGGGCACCGTCCAGCGTAGTACCGCCGGGCACCGCCTCCTTGTCCTCGGGCAAGGGGTGTTGCTTGACTTGGGCTTGCACCTCGCGCAATGCCTTCAGGTAACGCGGGCCACCCATCGCGGCGTACTGCTCGGCCGTGCGCGCCTGCCGTTGCAGGGCCGTCTGGTTATCGGCGTGCGCCAACTCCAACTGTTCCAGTCGGCGCACGTCATGGCGCAACTGGGTCTCGCGCAGGATCAGCGGGTCTCCCGACGCGGCGGCCTTCATTTCGGCTGCATTCGCCGCCTCGCCGTCGATGTCCTCGATTTCGGTCTGTTGGCCGTCGTATTTGCGCAACTGCTCGATGCCGCGCGCCTTGTGTTCCAATAATTGCCAGCGCCGGGTGTCGTAGGTCTGGCGGGTCGCGTAGCGATAGATCGCCACCTCAAACCCGTCCGGGTCGCGCTCGTAGAGCTGGTTGCCGCGTCGGATCGCTCGGCCTTCGCGCTGTTCCAGATCGCTCGGCTTCCACGGGGCATCGATGTGGTGCAGGCCGACGATGCGATCCTGCACGTTGGTGCCGGCTCCCATCTTTGCGGTCGAACCGAACAGGAACCGCACCTCGCCGCTTTTGACGCGCTTGAACAGCTTGTCCTTGGCGTCGGGGTGCGGGTAATCGTGGATGAAGGCGATTTCGTTCGCGGGCACGCCGCCGGCGATGAGCTTGGCGCGCAGATCGTCGTAGACGTTGAATCCTTCCGCGCCGCTCAGGCCCACGATGTCCTGCAAACTGAGGCTGTCGCCGGCCTCGGCATCGAACCCATTGGCGTCGTTGTAGTCGTCGATTTCGGCTTGGCTCAGTTCCTGCCCGGCTTCGCGCTCGGCCTCACGTTCGGCGATCCAGCGTTCGCGACGGGCGGGATCGCGCAGGGTCTCCTGCGCCCAGGCCAGACCCTTGTCACGGCCGCCGGGCAAGATGCGTCGCGCGCGACCGGTCGCCGCGTCGTAGACGGTCGTCGTCGCCCTGGCCGCGGCACCGCGCACCACCAGCAGAAACGGCAGTTCCTCCGCGCCCGCGACCGTGTGCGCCGTGCCGCTCGCATGCGCCAGACTGCCATCGTCCTCGCGCACGTAGACGCGCTGCGGCTTGGTCGCGGCGCTGCGTCGAGCCGTATTGGGCACCGACAAGTCGCAGAACACCAACTGCGTGCCCTTGTCGGCATCCCATTGCCGATACAGCGCCAGCATGCGCTCCAGCGCCAGATTGATCTTCGAGCCGCGGAAGTCCGGCGCCGCCGGGTCGATCAGCCGATAGTCCAGTCCTGCCTTGTTGGCCTGCCCGGTCAGGGAGAGCGCATTGACCCGGCCCTTGGTCTGCCGGGTCAACTCGCGGATGCGGGCGAAGCGGCCCAGGATCGACTCCGGGTTGAGGTCGATCTTGGGAGTCAGGGCCGCTTCCACGATGCCCATCTGGGCGTCCTCGCGCGTCGGATAGACCGCCAGGGCGCGCGGGTAGGCTTCGCCGGGCACCTCGATCTTGACCCGGAAGCGGCCGTCTTCGGCCTCCTCGATCGTCGCCGTTTCGCCGCGCCCAGGATTGAAACCGAACACCACGCCGCCGCCCTCACTGCGCGCCAGATGCGGGACACCCATGAACTCGGCCACCTGTGGCGAGCGTTCGGCCACCACGATCTGCGGGCGGCCACCCAGCAGGTTCGGAACCGGGAAGCGCCCGCCCTTGGCCGCTTCCTGGGCCTTGAGGTCGTCCAGCGTCACCACGTCCGCGAACGCGCGGTAGTCGGCCATCAGTGACGGCAGGTTCTGGAACTTCGCAAAGCGGGTCGAAGCACGGAAGCCGGCGCCGGAGGGCGCGACCTCGTACACGTTCTCGATGCTGCCGTACTGCCGCGCCCAGGCATCGAAGACGTGCAAGTCCTTGCGCTTGAGCGTCGGGTATTGCATGTACCGCTGGAGGTTGAACATTTCGACCAGCGAATTGCTGACCGGCGTACCCGTGGCTGTCACCAGCGGCGCCTTGTCGCCCAGCGTCCCGAACAGCCACTGCGTCTTGACGAACAGATCGAACGCGCGATCGGAGCCGTTCGGATTGCCCATGCCGGGCACGCGCGACATCGCCGTGGTGTAAAACAGGTTCTTGAATTCATGAAGTTCATCGACGAACAGGGCATCGACGCCCAACTCGTCGAAGGTCAGCACGCCGTCGCGTTGGCCGATGTTCGCCAGCTTCTGCTTGACCTTGGCCTCCAAGCGTGCGCGGATGCCCTCCATGTCGCGCACGATGCCGCGGTCGCCGCGCTCGCGCTTCATCTGTTCGATGAGGCTGGCGATCTCGTCGATCTGTTCGGTCAGGATGCGGGTCTCGGTCTCGGCCGGCAGCCCGATCTTCTTCAGCGAGGAATGGCCGACGATGATCGCGTCCCAATCGCCGGTCACGATGCGGGAAAACAGCTTCTTGCGGTTCTCCCGCGTGAAATCGTCCGGTTCCGCCGCCAGCACCACGGCCCCCGGATACAGCCGGGCGAATTCGGTGCGCCACTGCACGGTCAGATGATTGGGCACGGCGAACAGCGGCTTGCGCGCGACACCGAGCCGTCGCATTTCCATCGCGATCGCGACCATCTGGAAGGTCTTGCCGGCACCGACGACATGATCGAGCAGCAGTTGACGCGATTGCAGGCCACGCCACACCCCGTTCTGCTGGTGCGCGAGCAGGGTCAGGCCGGGACTCATGCCCGGCAGGGTCAGATGACTGCCGTCGTAGCGCCGCTCGACGGTGCGGTTCATCTTGTCGTTGTAGAGCGCAAGCAGGCGCTCGGCCCGCTCGGGGTCGCGCCAAACCCAGGCCCGCCATTCGGCCCGCAGCGCGTTCTGTTTCTCGCGGGCGCGTTCGGTTTCGGCTTCCAGCACAATGCGTTCGATCTTGCCGTCGCCATGTTTGATCGTCTTGGTCACGACCACCGCGCGCCCGGCGAGGGTCGCCTGGAAAATCTCGGTCGCGCCCATCTCCTTCGTGCCCCAGGTCGAGGCATTCAGTACCCGATCCGGTTCGCCGACGACGTTCACCAGCCACAGGCCCGACCCGCGCACATAGGTCATGCGCGCGTTCGCGCCCGTCACCTCCCGATGGAAAGCTTGCAGATCCTCTGCCGGCAGGAACGGAGCGCCGAGCGCGATGGTGATCTCGCTGGGCGTCTTGTCGCGCGGAATGACCTTGGACAACGCCCCGACGTTGCGGGCGAAGCGCGGATCGCGCCGGGCCGCGTCCTTGGCTTCGACGAGCTTGGTTTTCACATCGCCCGACAGGTAGTCGTCGGCCGTGACCAGATTGCCGTCCGGCGTTTCGTACACCAGCGGGCCGAGTTCCTTGACGAGCGCGGTACTGTCCTTGCCGTAGACCTCGGTCATGTAGTCCAGGTCCAGACGGCCACGGTAGTTCAGGCTGGCGAGGTAGGCGTCGCGCGCACTGTGGACGGTCACGAAATCCGACGGCGGGAACAGCACGCGACGACGGAAGATATCGGCTTTCGTCGCCTTCGGGGCGCGCGGCTCGATGCCCTCGCGCTTGGCGACGGTCTCGCTCACGCCGGCGTCGTAGTCGAACTCCAGTGCCAGAAGCAGGCTGGCGTCCGGGTCGTCGAAGAACAGGCTACGGTTGGTCCGCGATGCGCTGAGGTGGCCGTATCGCTTGAGGAAGGCGTCATAGCGATCGTTGAGCAGACGACGGTTGGCCTCGATCTGCGCCTCGCTCGCGTCCGCGGCGCGTTCCAGGCGCATCTGCTGGCGCAGCACGTCGCGAATCTCGATCATGCCGCGCATGCGCGCCTCGGCGGTCGCACCGGGCGCCGTCCACGGCGCCGCTTGCGGCTCGCCCATCCGGTCCTCGCCCCGGATCATGATCCGCCCCTCGGCGTCGATGAAGTAGGCGCCGACCTTCACCCCCTCGGGCACCGCACTGGCGGTCATCGCCTCGGTGCGGTCGATCGGGCTGTAGATGCCCTCCGGCAACGTCCGCGCCCATGCCGTCAGTTGCGCGGCCAGATCGCCGGAAGGGGCGACGGTGTAGTCGTTGGCCCGGTACATGGTGCCGCCGGCCGTCTGCGTGCCGAGGATATGATCCGGGTGATCGACGTACCAGGGGTTGATGCGGAAGGAGAACGTCTCGCCCGTGGTCGGGTGTTCTAGCGTCTGTTCGACGGTCTGCACCCAGCGCAGGCGCGCGGCCCGCGTGTCGTCGCTCGGCGGGTCGGTGTCCGGGGCGCGCTTCTGGAGCACGATGATATCGGTCACGACCTCGGTGCCGGCGTTCTCGGCGAACGCGGTGTCGGGCAGGCGCGCGGCGGCGATCAGATCCGCCCGCTCCGCGATCCACTGCCGCACGCGACTGTCTTTGGCGTCCAGAAACTGACGCGACACCACCATCATCAGCACGCCGCCCGGCCGTAGCTTGTCGATCGACTTGGCGAAGAAGTAGTTGTGGATGCTGAAGCCCGAATACGGGCTGCGCTCAGAATCGACGATGGGTTCGCTACCGAAGGGCGGATTGCCGATCGCCACGTCGAAAAATTCGCTCGGGACCGCCACGTCCTGAAACCCGCTCTGGCGAATGTGCGCTTTCGGATAGAGCGCGGCGGCGATTTGCTGGGTCAGCGGATCGAGTTCGACGCCGTAGAGCGTGGAAGCGTTCCGCAGCTTCGCCGGCATCCCGCCGAAGAAATGGCCAATGCCGACCGCCGGTTCCAGAATGCGCCCGCGGGTGACGCCCAGACGCACCAGTGCGGAGTACATGCCGTCGATCACGGGCTTGCTGGTGTAGTGGGCGTTGAGCGTGGACGCGCGCGCCGCGCGCCATTCGGCATCCGTCAGCAGGCCCTGAAGCTCGGCGCGGACTTTCGCCCATTGGGCATTGGCCGGATCGAAGACGCCCTTCAGCGCACCCCAACCGACGTAGCGCGCGAGTTGGCGACGCTCTTCCGGCGACGCCGGCCGCTGTTCGGCGGCCATCGCCTTGACGATGCGGATCGCAGCGAGATTGTCCCGCGCCTTGCGCGCGAGCCCGCCTTTGCCCAGATCGTCGGCCAAGCCCTCGACGGCCTGCTCGGCTGTATCCACTTCCGTCGCGGTGGCGGCGACAACGCCGGCCTCTGGCCCCGCGGCAGGCTCGGCCTGCGGCGACGCGGTCTCGGCCACAACGGAAGAGGCCGCAGGATCGTCGATCGCTGCGGCCTCTTGGGTCAGGCGCTCTCGCTGCCCGGTTCGGGCGGAGGGGGATCGTCGTCGTCGGTCGTTGGTGGCTCCAGCGACAACTCCCACACCTGCGCCTTCTCCCAGCTCGACAGATGATTCAGGCTCGTATCGGCCTTCGCCCGTTCCTCCTCGGCGGTCTGGTTCGCCAGCGCCTCCAGGTAGTATCCCGACCGGATCAGTTTCTGCACCCGCTTGGGCCAACCCAGCATCCAGCGGTTCGCGACCTCGCGCGCGGTCGGCGACATCGCCAGCAGTTTCGCGCGCACGTCGGGGGGATAAAGTTTCGGTTTGACCAGTTCCTGCATCGGTGGTGTCCTCCGGGTTGGCCTCGTCCGATCGCGCAGCTCGCGCTTGTGGGAAGGTCGTAGTGTCAGTTTGCGTCGAAGCGCCGCCAGACGGAAGCGGCTCGGACGCGCGCGAGGGGCTCGCTGCGATCTGAATATCCGCCCACAGGCGGTTGGTGCTGCTGGAGAAGGTGACGATGCCACCATCCACTGCATAGCGCGCGCCGAACCGACCACCGCTGTTGACCGCGCCAGCCCGCTCGAACGCCGAGCGAAGCGCACCCAGCGCGTTTTCCACCTCGGTGACGTGGCTGAAGGTTGCCGGAAACGCCACCCGCCCCGGCTGACCGGAACGTACCTGAGCCACTAGATCGTCCACGAATGCGGCCAGGATCGTGTCGTTGCCGCTTGGCGAAGGCGCGTCGCGCATCGCCCGCGATGCGTCCAATGGCGTCACCGCGTCGCGCCTCTCCATCGCGACAGGTGCTTCCTCTATGCCCGCAGCGCGGGCCGCCGAGGCTTCGATCTGCGGCTCGATCTTCGTCCATCGCTCCGACCACGGCACCTCACGGCGCTGCTCGATTTTGCCCTTATGACTGACGGTGATCGTGGTATTGGGGTCCAAGCGCACCCAAGGGAAACCGGATTTCTCGTAGAGAGTGCCGCGCGCAGTCTCGGAGGTGCCCAGCAGTAGCGACATGGAGGTCGCCTGTACCCGATCGCCGATCGCGAGGCCCGCAGCAGCTAGCGCCTGCATCCGGCGTCCACGATGCCCGTCATTGGAGGCGTCGGCCAGTCGTTTGAGAATCGGAAATAGTCGGCCGTACTCTTGGGTCGCACGGTATCGTTTCAAACCGCCAAAGGCCCGCGCACGCTTCTCCTGCCACTGCCGCGCATCTGCATAGCTGGCGAAATCGGGGAAGGTTTCCACAGGCGCACGCTGTTCCGCCTCGCGCCGGGCGCGACGTTCGGCGTCGCGGGCCAGTTCTGTCGCGCGATCTGTGCCAGCCCAGCGAAAGATCGCGTCCTCCGTCGCGCCGCGTCCACGCGGCAGCCGGATACCGGTCGCCGCAGTGAACACTGCGCGACTGGCCGGATTCGCCTTCGCATCGCCCAGGTTGCGCGCGACCAAGCCACGCCCATTGCGGCGCTCGATCAAGTCGATCAGCTCATCTGCACTGCGGACGTAGAACGCGCTATCCGGGTCGGTCACGTTCGGGAATTTCCGGCGCATGGTGTCGAGGAACACCGAATGTAACTCCGCGCGGTCCAGCGCCTCGACGGAACGAGGCGCATCGGGAGTTTCGTCATTGATTGCGCCTTCGGCCGTGGCGGCTGTGGTCACATCCGGTGGCGACACGGTGCCAGCCTCGCCAGCCCGTATTGCGCGCAGGGCTGCCGCCTCGGTATCGATGGCGTCAAGCTGTACCGCTGCCTGACGCGCTTGCGCAATCTGCGCCAGCATGCGCATATTGGCAACCTGCTCGGCAGGATCGACCATGCCGGGCGCACGGTCCTTAGTCGCCTGCGCCTTCCGCTGCTCCCGTACACGGTCGATCAACGGATTCATCCGTGCGGCAGGCAGGCCTGGGTAACGAGTTTCGACGAAACGTCGCACGTCCCCGCGCGTCGGGCGCGGCTCGGCCTTCCAGTCGTTGAGGAAAGCGTGAATCGCAGCCATTACCGCCTCCGGCTCGGGCGGCGGAGTCAGGACTTCTCCGGTTTCTGGGTCGATGCCTTCCGGCACGGCCGCAGAGACAGGCGGGATCTGCGATGTTGCGCGCGAACTGGGTGTGGCCCCAACAGCAACATCCGTGCGCAGCGCGTGATCGCGTGCAGCCGCGCGTACATCCGGGCTCTGCCCGGTCGCCTCCAGGTTCCGTGCCAGTCGCAAGTCGGCCGCACGTTGTGCGTTCTGCTGCGAAGGCGTCGAGGCCACGCCCTCTGGCGTCACCAGAACCGGCGCACGCGGATCAACCGTGCCGAAACCCGGCTGGCCATCAGGGGCAGGCAACGCGAGCGGAGCAGGCGGCACCTCTGGTATCGGCCGGTTCGGAATGCCGCCCAATGCGCCATACACGCCACCGCCGATCGCGCCCGCCGCGAAGCTGTCCAGGTACTCCGTCAGCGCCTCGCCATCGGTCAGCGACTGCGCCGCACCAAAGCGCTGCGCGGCCTGCTGGACCGCTTCGGTCGTGCCCTCGGTCAGCGCATTCTTGCCGAATGCCGTGGTCATCCTCCGCGCGAGTCCACCCGTGCCGCCGACACCTTTCAGCAACGTATCGGCCAACACCTTGTCGCCGAAGGTCTCCGCCGCCCCGTAAATCGCACCGCCCGCCAGCACGCGCGCGAGGTCGATTTCCCCGCCGGTCTCTTGCGTTTCGCCGTAAGCCGCGTTGTAAGTGTCGCCGAACCCGCGAGCCGTCGCGCCTGCCGCCAGCGCGGTCACGCTGCCGATCTCCCGCTGCAACGTGCGAGTCAGGAATTGCTGCCCCAGTGCCGCCGCTTCGCGTTTTGCGATGTCTTCCGCCGTGCCGGCGGCGATGCGCTTCGCCGCGTGTTCGGCGACCAGCGCCGCGGTGCGTTCACGCAGTTCCTTCTTGATCGCGGTCTTGCCGAGCAGGCCCGCAATCGCGCCTGTGATGTTGCCGAGGACCGGCACCTCTGAACCTGCCGCCGCACCGGCAGCAGCCGTGATGAGCGATTCGACGACGCTCGGCAGCATCTGACCCACATTGTACTGTGCCCAGTCGAACAAGTTACCGGTGGTGTCCAGCACACCTTCGCCGCTGCCCCACGCGCTGCTGAGGCTGTCGGTCGGGCGGGCTGTCGCGCCTATTTCCCGATTGAGCGCCTGGGCGCGCTCCGCCCAGCCGTGCGCGGTGTCATCGGCCCCAAACAGATCGGCAGCCAGCGCCCCAAGACCGTAGACCGAGGCTTTTGTGCCGGGCCAGTAACTTTTCACGCCGCGCACGAAATCGCCGTCATCGCTGGCCGTCACATGCGAAGGCGAAGGGTCTGGATTGCTCGCTCGAAACGCCGCTTCCATTTGTGCCAGATCGGTACCTGTCAAGCGCGCAACTTCCGGCAGTGCGAGCGTCACGTACTCGTTGCGGATTGCACGCTGCCGTTCCGGTGGCGCGGTGTCGTAGCCAGTGCGCGCCCGCACCTTGCCCCAGTGATACTTGTCGATCACCTCAGGGGTGAAGGTCGGCGCCTGCGGCTTGTTCGCGCCATAGGCGATGTTCATCCAGTCGGGCACCGCCGGATTCCAGGTGCGCGGCGCGAGTGGGTTGTAGGGATCGGTCGCCATTAGCGCAGCATCCTGAGCAGGGTTTCGAGGGGCGTCGGGTCGTTCGCGGCATCGTGCGTCGTCGGCATCGGCGCAATCGGATCGAAGGGCACCGTGTCGGGCGCGGGCGCTGCCGCCGTCTGCGCCTGACCCGGCAGGGCGTAGGCTGCCGAGGGCAGTGCGAACGGCAGCGCGGGCGAGGCGGCAGGACGCCAGACCGGGGTCGGCGTGGTGGCGGATGGTGTCGCCTGCGTCGCAGGCGCAAAGGGGGCATAGGCGGCGCGCTGCGCGGGCACGGCAGCCGATGCGAGCGCGGCTGCACCTCTACCGCGTCGGGCAAAGTCGGCCAGCACCTGGGCCTTGGTCTTGCCGTGCAGATGGGGGTTGGCGCGGTACGCCGCGCGCGTCACCAGCGACTGCATCGGCGTGTCGTCGGTGGCGCCAAGAATCTTGCGTGCGCCTGCCGCGCCGAAATGGTGCGCCAAGTACAGATTGCCCGGTGTGGCGGCGTAACCGGCGTGCGCCAATTGCTGCGCGCTGTCCTGGTCGTACAGCGCCACCATTTGATCCGAGAGCGCACCATCGCGGCGTTTGTCGAGGATCTGCGCGGTCGTCAGCCCCTGCGCCCAGGCCGGTTGGTGGCGCTTGACGAGGCCCAGCCACGTCGAGGCCAAAAACTGATGCTTGCCCAGCGCGCCGGAGCGTGGGTTGTAGGCGTTGTCGTCGCCGCCGGATTCCAGGCGATTGCGAAACGCATCGTAGGCGGCATCGGTCATGGCCGGTACGGTCCTGGGTACGGTTCGGCGCCATATGACGGGAGGGTGATCCCGTAATCGGTCGTGATCTGCGGTGCGATCGGTTGTGCCTTACGCCGCTGACGTTCGGTGTCGTCCTCCTGCCGGGCGCGCTGGTAGACGGTGCGTGCATCAAGCAAGGCACGCCGCGCCTGCGCCTCCGCCTGCGCGTAGCGTTCGACCGCGATACGTCGATCGACGCCCCGGCCAGTGCGTTCGTAGCGTGCCTGAGAGTCCTGTGCCTCTTTGAGCTTGCGCTCCGCATCGCGCCACCGCTGCGCTGCGTCGCGATAATTGTCCAGTGCATCGGCGGTGCGTGGCTGCTCGCGCGGACGACGGATCGTGCCGGTCGCTCCGTCGATCTCGATGTTGGCGCCAGCGGCGGCGCTCGACTCCGCAGGCGGTGGGGCCAGCGCGCGAGCGCGGGCAGGCGTCGAAGCCACCGGCACAGCCGGCGCCGCCGTGGGCGCATCGGCACGCACGCCGAAGCCCAGCGCATCGAACGATGCCGCCGGCGGCGTCGCCCGGCCACCGAACAGCGCACTCAGCGCGCGTGTCGCCTCGTCGCGCTGCTGTTGCAGGGAGGCACGTTCGGTGTCGTCCAGCGCATTCACCAGCGCCTTGTCCAGCGTCTGGATGCGGTGTTCGAGCACGGTCGTCTGACTCTCCTGCGCGGGCGTGAGCGTTGTGCTGCCGCGTGTGGCCGCGTCGGTGTAGTGCTGCCATGCGGTCGGCGATTGCGCGGTCAGGGTTTGCAGCAACGCGGCAGCCGACGCCGCCGGCATCGTCGGATAGGCGTGACCCTGCGCATCGGTGTAGGTGATCTTTCCTGCCGCATCCTTGGCGACCTGCCCAAGCCCCGCGGAGCGCAGCAGCGCATTGGCCGTGTCCACGTTCCCGGCGAGCAGCGCGGTACTCGCATTCGCATACAGGCCGCTGGCGTAGGGTGCGCCGTATTGGCCGGCGACGCCCCGCGCGCCCGGCCACGCCTCTGCCGAGCGCTGTGCGGCTTGGGCCGATTGCAGTGGATCGACACGCGAGCCGGCCGCATCGCGTGCCGCCGCGTCGGCGACCGGGTTCTGGTAGCGCATATCTTCGGCCGCATCACGGGCGCGCTGGTTGTCTGGCGTCCAGGCACGACCCAGCGTGTCGAGCGCGAGTCGGTTCTGTTCGTGGCCCAGTCGATACGCCGACCCCTGCATCGCTTCCTGTGCTGGCAACAGCCGACCCTGCATCTGCGCCTGATCGGTGTCCAGCCGCCACAGCGCGCCTTGCCGTGTCTCGTAGGCCGGCAGCAGACGGGTGTCCGCTTCCGCCCGGCGCGCGCCGTAGACGTTGCCGACGTTGATCTTGTCGAGCGAGGTCTGGTGAGTGTTGAACGCGAGATCGTTCGCCAGACCGAAAGTGAAGGCGCGTTGCCGGGCGTCCGCCTGCCGCGCGGCGGCTTCGTCGAGTTGTTGCAACCACTGCGCCGAACTGGCGCTGGCGCGATCGAGGATCGCGAGCGGATCGTAAGTCGGCATGAGAGCGGTTCCGAAAGGGCGTTACGCGAAAGGGGTCATGCGTGCGGCAAGGCCGCGGGCGTCGCGCAGGTTGAGCAAAGTGTCGTCGCCCGTCGAATCGGCATCGAAGTCGCCGGAGAGGCCGGGCAGGCCGCGCGTGAGCATCGCAGTGCCCATACCGAACGATTGCAGACTGTTCGCACGCGACTGCTGCATGAGGTAGCCCGAGAAGCGCCCGAAACTCGCCTGCAACGCGCCGTAGTAACCGCTCATACCGCCCATCAACGCATCGTTCGCGCCACCGATCGCGGCCGTTGCCGCACGCATATCGCCCGTGGCGCTGGCGTGTAGGCTGCGGCCGATGTTGAACATCTGGAGTTTGCGGTTGAACTGCACGTCGTGGCGCCGCCATACCTGCAATTCTTCGTAGCGCCACGCATGGTTCACGGCATCGACTTCCGTGCGCGCCCACTCCGAATGAATCTCGCGCAACAGGTTCGCATTCGCCCCGGCGCAGTACCGCGAGAGCCTGCGGTTCAATCCAGTGATCGCCTTACCGAAGGCGCGCGCGGCATCGTTGCGCGCGCGGCCCATGTGCAATTCATACTGTGGCACATAGCGCGGATCGGATGCGACCTGGGCCATCGTCGCGTCTTCGACCGGCGCGAAGATCGTCGTGTAGCGGCAATACTCCTTCTCCGCCATCACGAGCTGGCGATTGGCGAGCGCGGCCTGATCGTTGGCGATGGAGCGCACGAGGTCGCGTTGTTTGCTGGCAATGTAGTTGTCGATCGCGATCTGGATCGCGACTTGGCCGATGGCCTTCACACCGACGCTATCGAGTTGTTGCTTGTAGGCCAGTTCCGCGAGGTAACGGTCGCGGCCGGCAGCCGGGTTCGGCGTGACATGCAGGGTCGGCTGCGCCAGATACGCGAGCAACGCACCGAGACCAGCGCCGACGATGGTACTCGTCACCTGACTGTTGCCGTCCGGGTCGCCGGGCACAACTTCGACATTGCCGGTCGCGCAGTTGAAGCGCGGCAGGGTCTGTCCGAAGCCGGCGTAGTCGTCGTCGTTGAGCATCCAACCGAGCAAGCCGCCGATGCCGGCACCCGCAAGGATCGTGCCCCATGAGATTGTGCCGGGCAGCATCGTCGGCAGGGTCGGGTTGTAGATGACCTGCCGGATCTGCTGATTGATGTCCTGCCTCTGCTGCGATTCCGCATTGATCCAGGCGTTGACGGCGGAGGTATTGTCGTTCTGGACGAGGTTGCGATGCTGGAGCATCGACATATACGCCGCGTCCATGAACGACGCGCCACCCCAATTGGTGACGAGAACGGCGGTCGCCATCAGCCGATCTTCTTGCTGTAAGCCGTGGTGGAAGGCCGGAAGCCGGTGAGTAGCGGCATGCCGCATGTCGGCGCCAGTTCCACGCGCAACTGCGTCGCCTGCCGCTCCTTCGCCCAGGCCTCGAAATCGGCGACCAGTTCGGTCGCCGTCGTCGCGGTGACGCCCTCGCCTACCGCATCGACCATCAACAGCGGCGCATGCGCCTGAATCTCGCCATCCAGAGGTGCCATCGCGTTGTAGCCCATCAGCAGGCCGATCGGCACGCCCGCGGCGTTGATCGCGGCGCCGACGTACATCGAAATGCCGCCCGCGCCGGCCAGCACCGGCACCAGCGCGCGCACGATGCCGGCCTCGTGCGGCGTCGCGTCGGGATCGAGCGCGATCACATAGCGGCGCACCAGATCGACCAGCGCGTCGGCCATGCTGAGGGGAATGTCGTTGTTGCGTTTGATGTGCATGAAACCTCCAGAAACGAAAAACCCCGCCGAAGCGGGGTTTGCGTATGCGTAGCGGGAATATTATTGCTCGAAATCCGTGAGGCGGGCCTGTCGAAAAGGCTCGAAACCAATCAATTCCAGAAGCATTGCCCCCAGGTGCGTGATCTCGCGCCGGACTCGAAACTTTCTGCCGCCCCATTCCATCTCGGGAACACCATTGGCGCCCGTTGAGAGATGATCTTCCATCAAACCAAGCTGCACAAGATGACTGAGATAGCTCTCCTTGAGCGCCGAAGCGGCCATGCGCGCGTTGTCCGATGGATAGTCTGCCACCACCTTCGGTTCAAGAATCTCTCGGTGCAAGCCCTGAAATTCGTGATGCCCTCTGAAACTGTTGCCCGCATAGTGCCGCAACCACACGATTTCGACATCGTTCAACTCTCCCAGAATGCGAAGCAAATGACGGCTATCGTGCTCATCAATCTGTTCTTGGGTCATTTCCGTTGAAAGCACTGCCGCCAAATACGCCCTGCGTTGATCGCTGGTCGCCCGCGCGGCCTGCCTGACGACCTCCTCAGCCAGCTCCAGAAAGTGGTCGTCGCTCCATTTCCGCTTTGTCACTTCGCTTTCTATTCCTGCCAGCCGACGATCAAGCTCGGCAGCGAATTTCGCGACGCGATCCAAACGCTGATTCGGAATCGCTATCCCTGCCAATTCCGCCAGGATGGACCCCGCAAAAGGCACTGCCCCCAAGAGCGCTTTACTCGCCACGACGGCATGGTCGTGACCGGAGTTTTTCAACTCATCTGGCATAGAATCATCGTTTGACATTGAGCGATACCCCGCCAAGATCGGAATTACTCTCTGAAAGAGCGAAAGGCTTGAATATCGACCACATCGGCGCGACAGCGCACTAGCCTGCCGCTTCAACCGCCTTGACGTGACTGGAAGCGCGCTTACGCCCCTTGGTCAACTCCGCAAGTACGCATTCGGCTAAGGGATAACGCTGATCCAGTTCCTCGACCAAACGCTTGGCCGCTTCAATGCATAGCGCAAGCCACGTAAAGACTGGCGTGTAGATCAGTCCCACCACGGCGATGGCCACGAGCAGGCCGGGCGATGCAAAGGGCGTATAGATCAAAATCGCCGCAATGATCCACGGGGAAATCGAAATCAGGTGAAGCCCTCTGGCGGTCCATTTCAGACTAGGCCGCGCAAAGTAACGGTTGTCAACGAACCCCGAACCGTCGGAGTCAAGGCGAACGATACCGAGCGCGTACTTGCAGTCGCTTAGCATGCGCATCGAATTGTGCCTGGAGAGCGCCATCTTGATCGCTCGACCGTCCAGCACACAGCGAAACGCATCGGACACCGCAATTTCCCACGCGATGGGATCAGCATGACGCCATCGACCCGATTTGGTCAGGTCATACAAACGCTTCATGCGCTCTTTCGACAATCGAAGCGCAAGACTGCGAACCTTGTAGAGCAGCAACAGTCCGAGTATCGGCAATACGAGCGCCAGCACCCAAGGATAGCGTTCGACCACACCCCCTAACCAGCTCATTGCGGATCATCCTCTGAGAAACTCGAACTCGCTTATTTGCACGACCACCGTCTCAAACCATGAGAATGGTAGGCAATGCCGCGTGCAGCGCCTTGCCGTCAGCGGGGGCCGTGCCCGACGGCCGTCCGGGTTGGGCGGCCAATGGCCCCGGACCTGACGAGAGACAGATTAGCCATCTGCGCCTGCCTTTGGAATCGGACATCGGCTCCTCTGAGGGTAGGAATTTTCCTACCCCTCCGCGAGTTCGGCGATGCTGCTGGCGATGTGAAGCTCCCGCAGCACGCCTTTGTCGGGTGATTCCGGCCGTTCGACCTCGATCTCGAACCCCAGGTGCCGGCTCAGGTGCGGCAGGCGGAACGGGTTGGAATGACGGATTTCGCGCTCAAACCGTAGCCGGTCGTCGGCCCACAGCCTGAATGTGGTCGCGGGGGTGGCTTCGCCCCAGTCGCCCCGGAACGGATGCGCGTCCCAGACCACCTTCGCCGCCGCCCAGTTGATATGCCCCGGCATGACCGTGCAACGGGTCCGGTAGCGCAGAGGCAGGTAGGTGCGGCCGGCGTTCCACTGGCCGATGCCGGTCGGCAGCGCCAGGAACAGCGCATCGGTACGACTGCGGTGCAGCGCGGTCGGTCGCAGCGACAGGGCGATCAGCCCCAACTGCCGACCGGGATAGGTCGGATCGGTCAGATCGAGCATCCAGCCGCTATTCGCGGTGAAACCGAACCACAGCCCATCATGGACGGCGGCGAGCAGCGTCTCCGGCCGCAGGGCCGCGAAGTCATCCTCACCCCAATACGCCTGGCTCACGCGCTGGCACTGGCGACCCGAGAGCAACACCAGCCCATCCCGGCCGGCGTAGAGCGCGCCACCGCTTGGGGTTGTCGCCATCGAGCGGCGCGCTACGCAGGGCATCGGTTCGGGCATCCGAAACACCTCGCGCCTGCCCCACTCGTCCGCCTGCGGCGCGATCCAGTAGGGGTGCCCGTCCGTGGCCACGTACAGCCCGCTGTCGGTCCAAGCCAACGCGACGATCGTGTCGTCCAGGTGCAGGCGGTAGGCATCCGGCCACGCATGGAACTCGTGCGGCTCGCAGACCCAGAGGTCGCGACCCACGGCACCGGCCAATTGCGTGCCGTTCGGCTCGGGGACCAGATGGGTCAGTCCTTCCGGCGGCGGGGCGAAGCGCATGGTGGTCAGCGGTTCGCCCAGATCGAGATTCGGTAGGGCATCGTTGACGCCGCCGGCCGCCGCCAGGAACTCTCCAACTAGGTGAAACTCCTCCATGCGCGGCAAGCCGATCTGCTCGGCCCCGGCATCGCTCGCGGTCAGGCGGTAGAGCCGCAGCGCCTGCACGTCCCAACCGCCGACCGGCGCGCCGTCCCACTGCACCCGAACGGCGGCACCGTCGTCGATCTTGAACCGCACGCTCGGCAATGAGGGCGGCCCCTCGTTCCCGAAACGATCCACATACGTCACCACGTAGGCCCGGTACTCGCTGCGCTGGTCGTTCGGCCCGGCCCAGCCCGGCGGCGCGCTGGGGGTCGCGATCGGCGGCGTCGGCACAGGCAGACCCAACCGCCACCAGCGTCCGGCCACGGCGTCCGCCGCATCGGCCCAGACAGGGAAGCGCAGATCCTCGCCGACCGCGATCACGCGCGGGCAACCGGGCAGACCGGAGACAAGATCATCGACGCCGGGCAGGACGATCCAGCCAGCCTCCGTCCGGTAGATTGTGCGATGTGGCACCCCACGCGGATCGACCGGTAGCGGTGTGGGATACGCCTCGATGGTGCCGTGCCACAGGTTGACGTTCTCGGCCCAGATCGCCTCATTGCCCTGCAACAGCGTGTGGTTGAGCCGAGGACGCATGCCGGCAAAGACGGTTTTCTGGAGTGAGGGCATAATTCAGGCTTGATGTGCACGATGGCCGATTCCCGGCCACCCACAGGACACCTTGGACATGAACACGTCCGCGCAACCGGATGCAGACGACGGGAAGACACCGGAACCACCGCTGCCGCCATCGACAGTGCCGGCAACGACCACGTTGAACCTGCGTGGCTTGGGTTCGGATGCCGAGTGGAACGAACGCTTCGCCGGCAACCTTCGCTATGTGATCGTCGAATGTGGAAGATTCATGGACCTGCATCTGCTGGAAGGCGTGACGGTGGGTTTCGATTACAACGATGCGTTGAACTCTGTGGACCTCGGCTACGAATCGTCTGTCGCCAAGGGATACACGAACGAAGAAGGTTTGATCGGCGTCGGCAAGCTGCTCCGGGTTCGTCGCGACGACGGCATCAAGGCGCATATCGTCATCGATGCGGGGGTTCTGCACCTCCTCGCAGAGCCCGAACACCCGTTGTTCCTGTCCACGGCGAACATCCTCGCGCATGAACTGGCGCATGTGAACGTGATGCAGTGGTTCATCGAACACAGCCCCGGCATCCTGCTCGAACGTCCCGAAGGCGATTGGGCAACCTATGTGATGCGCGATACCGCTCACATCGTCTGGGAGGAATACGCCGCCTGTCGCTTGAGCGCCAGAATTTCCGGCGATCAGGTGATGGAAAACTATGCGAAGAATGTCGAAATCTCGATGGCCGGCGCCGTCCAGAACGCCCGTGAAAGCATCAAGACCTACCGCACGCACGGTGATCGTGGACGACTGCTGACCGAAACTCTGACCGCCATCGCCAAGCCCATCAAGATGCTCGCCTATCTGCTCGGACATCTTGATGGGCTGGATCGAGAGGCTGACCTCAAAGCCATCGCGCCTGCTTGCGATGGCGACGAGCTATCCCCCGCCGTACTGATCGTGCATGACGCCTTGCGTCAAGCATGGGAGACGCGGCACGACTGGCAAGGCATGAAGGGCGTGGACGGGGTCGTCAACGCATTGCTGCGCGCGATGGAGATTGCGGGCATCCAGCTTCGCCTCAGCGAAGAAGGCGATGGCTCGATGATCCACGCCCCGTTCACTGCGGCCACCCTGCCCAATGGCGAGGCGGATATGGCCATCATCCGGCTCCAGCGCATGCTGGAGCCGGAATAAGCGAGTTCACTCAGGGAACGACATGGCAATCATGGCCATACTCCTACGCACCCACTTCTCCCTCCATCATGCGCAAGCGGCCACTTTCCACGCGCGTCAAGCAGCGAATATCGCGCTGGATGGGACAGAGGAGGCTGCGATCGCCCTGGGCGCACACGTCTCGGCGGCCGTGATCTCCGCTGGTGCATTTCTGGAAGCCACCATCAACGAAATCAGCGAGAACGACGAGCGCAGCGGCGCTTTGGAGCGTCTGAACACCTATCTCAAGGCGCATCACGCCAAGGGCATTCCAAAGAGCGATCCGCGCTGGCGATCAGCCAAGACCTTGATGGACCTCCGCAACCGACTTGTGCATTACACACACGACTGGCTGGACGAAGGTTCAGATAACATGATTGGCGAAAAGGCGCTCAATAAGTCCACGCTTCTGACGCGCATGCAAAAAGAATTTGCATTCCTTCCACCACCAGTAAATTACATTCCACGATTCCTGTCGCCGGACTGCGCAGCGTGGGCCATCGGCACTGCGACAGCGCTTCTGGATGAGTTCTTTCAGCGACTTAACTCGGAACCCTTTTTCAACCATTTACGAGACCGCATCGAAGTTAAACGATAACGATCACCATGCCCATAATCGGCTTCATATTACATCAAGATATGCAGGGGCATTGAAACTTCATCGCGCCGCAGATCATGTGCAATGGCCATGCGAAGACTAAGGCGATCCCGCATCTGCGCCGAGTCGAAGTTGGCTATTTCCGCCACTGCATTCTCGAAGATGGCCGAATCAAACCATTCCTTATGCCCATAGGCCCCGAACGGCACGGAATGCGGCGGTTCAGTCCTCGCGAACTGAAAACGCTTTTTTGCCATTCTCTCGGCCGCCAAAGCGCTTGCCTTGTCACCGCCGAAGTAGATGCCGACACTTCGGTCAAGATCAAAGTCGCAGTTGAACTGAGCGGCCCGACTGGTCCAGTCACCGGAGCAACCCAACTTTAGCTTCGAGCTGGCCGGGTCTAGCAGCAAATAGACTCGATAGAGCGGCACATTGACCGGCGCGTAGATTCTGCTCGGAACACGGACCCGGTAGAGCTTCAGAAGTGCGGAAACGAAAATCATGGAGCCAGGATGCTTCATACTGTACTTCGCGGCGCTACGCTCCACTTTTGCCGACCCGATTTGTTCGATCAGGTACAGCAGCCGGCGGGCATCCATCTCATTTTCAACGTGGACATCGAAATGATGGGCCGGCAACTTCGGGTGGAATGGACTTATCCTGTTCATTGTTAGCCGCGATCGTTAGTCTGCCTGGGTAATGCTCGAAGCACGAAGCAGATGCAGACTTCAGTTGGACCACAAAATATCGAACAGGGCGGGATAGGTCATCGCCTCACAACCCGCCCTGTAGCTCCACAAAGCCTCACCCATATCGTCAGTGCCGTTACTTCACAGCCTTCTACAGCCACGCGCCCATGATACCAGCCTGCCGGCGCTTCGGTCAGATCGTGGTCGATGATGAACGTCGCGACGCCGCCCACGATGGATTCTGCAATGTAGGTCTTCGAGGGCGGCGGCACGACAACCGGCAATCCACCATCGCAAGGGCGACACCGCGCCAGCGTCGGCGCCCACTTGCCACAATCGCCGCAATTCGATTCGCCACAGCCGCCACATCCACCCCAGCGGCCTTCCATCACGTCATCCGCGCGCGGGTACCGCGGCGTGCAGGCATCCGCGCGGTCCAGCACGGGCTGACACACGCTTTCGCCCTTGCGGGTGACGGTCAAGGTCACGTTCGTCACATGGACGGTTGCGCAGTCGCGCATCAGCAGGACATGCAGGCGTTCGGTGTTCGGCTCGACGATCAGCGGACGGGCCATGCGCTTCTCCTAAATGGCAAAGTCGCCGCGTTCCGGCACCATCGCCCGCGCGCCGCCCGTGCGACCACGCAGGCGTCGCGTGCGGGCGCGCAGGATGGCGGCGTCGAAGCGTTGGCTGTAGACGGCTGCCAAGCGGGGATCACTGAACGGGTGCCCAGGCAACAGCAACACATCCGCGAGCCCGCCCTCGACCAGCGCGCGCCCCCACTCCTCGGCGAGCCGTGCATCGAGCCGGCAGGCATCGTGACGCGGCGCGGCGACGTAGCGCACGCGCAAGGTGTCGCAAGTATCGCCGTCGCGATCGATCCAGACCGACACATCCGGCGTCTCCAACGCTTCCACCCGGAAACCGCAGCCCGTTTCGATCACGTCCCGGCGCGGATCAAGCATGCTCTCATCAGGCATGCCGCATCCGATCGACACCGCGACAATGCGCACCACACGCTCGCAGTCTGCCGGCACCACCGGGTAATCGCGCACCCCGCAGGCCATCGGCAATGCCGCCTCGCGTTCCAGCCATCCGCTGGCTTCGCAGAACCGGATCGCCGCATCGCGCAAGTAGCTGTGTGCCGCGACATCGGGCAAGCCCGGCGTGGCAGCGACCATACGGGCCAGGAACGGCGCGAAGTCGGTGAAGCCCGGCCCGCAACTCACGGCTGCGCCCCTTCCGGCGCGCGCCCGGCCTGCGAGACTGCGACAAGCCGTTCCTTCGCCTCGGAGACGCCGAGCATGGCGTAGAAGTGCTGACGGTGCGCTTCCTGCTTGGCGAAGGACTGCGCCGATTCCATATCGACGCTGTAAGCGCGGTACAGCATCCATTCGATCAGCGCATTGTGCATGCGCGCGGGCGTGACCAGCCGATCATTGCGCGGATCGGCATCGTCGATTTGCGCGAGCGTCATCGCCTCGGGGGATTGCTGGCACACCAGGGCGACGGTGTACGCCTGCCCGTCGTCGGGTACGGGCGGATCGACGAAGAACGCGCGCGGGTCTTGCGGCGTGAAGCTGTAGCCGCGCACGCGGTAGTCTCCGCAGACGCTGACCGGCGCGCAGCCGGTGTCGGCGAACGCCTGCAACAAGCCGTCATCGACCTTGCGCGCGCGACCGGCATCGCCCGCCGACCCGATGATTTTCTGCAACTGGCAACCCTCCGGCAGCGGACCCTGTCGCGCACCCGGCACCAGGGCGAGCACGTCCGTCTGTGCGTACAACTCCGGCCGGTACAGATAGACCTGTCGCTGGGCGTCGTTGAGGTAGTCCAGCAGATCGGCACGAGTCCAGCGGATGTGCTCGAAGCCCGGTTCGGCATCGTTGAGCAAGCGCGCGACTTCGCCGATTAGCGCCGCCGCGAACTCGGCCATTACAGCGCCGCTCCGCTGGCGCCGTCGTCGATGCGCTGATTACGCTGCTTGACCGCCTTGCGCTTGGTCTCGCCGGCCCGGTTATGGGCATCCTCGAACCCACCTTCCAGGCCAGCGGTCGCCATGTCGAGCGGATTGCCGTGGATGTCGGTTTCGATGGTGGGCACGGTGAGAATGGAGCCGACCTTGCGGATCGTTTCGCCTGCCTGCTCGAAGTCGCGGCCGTTGGTGGTATAGCCGGGCGTGAGACCCGGTAACAGCTCGAACTCGTCATCGCGCGGATACAGATGGCCGTGTTCGTCCTGCAAGACCTGCATCTTCTCGCCGGTATGTTCGATGTTGCGGTGGATGTCCAGCGACGTATGCGGCTGGGTCGTTTGCGGCATGGGAAAAGGTTGCATGCGAGTCCTCAGGCAAGAAAAAGCCCCGCCGAAGCGGGGCTGTGGGGGTGACGCGGCGGAGGATGTGCGCGGCGATCAGTTGCCGGTGTCGGGGTGGAAGATCACCGCCGAGACAGTGAGCCGCAGTTTCGTGGCGCCGGTCGCGGGCCACCCCACCACGGCGAGCGTCACCGCATCGGCCAGCGGCTGCCACGCATTGACCAGGACGTAACCGCTACCCAGGACCGCGCCGTCGATCGCGGCGTTGAACGCGCCGCGCACCGAGGACAGATCGAGGGTGACGCCGGCTTCGGCCGATTCGACTTTCCAGTACACGCCATGCAGGAAGCAGCCCGGCGGAATGACGATCGGGTAGATCACGTCCTCGTTGGCGATGTCGTGGCAGACCAGATACTGCTGCAACCCCGGCTGCAAGCGACCCTCGTCGCCATTGGGCACGACGCAATCGCCGCGCATGGTGTAGCCGGTATCGACCAGCGCCGGATAGAAGTCCAACGAGCGCGAGAGGCCATAGGCGACGTGGACCTTGTGCCCGGCCGCTTCGGTATTCACCCGATCGAGCAGTTCGGTGGTGAGCGCGCCGGCCAGATCGGCCGGCGTGGGACAGGCGGTGCAGCCGTCGTCGATCCAGCCGGCGGCGCTCTGGCCGAACAGCGCATCGAACGGGGTCTTGCCGCCGCCGTGGTACAGGTGGTGGTAGGCCATGAAGGTCTCCTCAATTGAAGCGCACGTAGGCGACGCCGAGCTGCTCGGGGAACAGCGGCTTGTGTCCGAAGATCGACAGGCCACGGAAGTAGCTGCCGAAGAAGTGTTCGGACTTGATGACATCCGCATCCGAAAGCTGCTGCACGTAGCCGGTCGCCATGCGTCGGCCGAAGATCACGAAACTGCACTGCGCATTGGCGGTGGTGTCGTAGACGGTCGGGACGAAGTTCGAGCCGAGCAGGCGGAAGCCGGCCGGATCGAGGTTGCGCATGGGTTTGCCGCTGGCATCGACGAGGAAGCTGCGCGGCAGGCCGGTGACGAAGGCGTTGGACAGCGGCGAGGTGAACAACGGCGCGGTCGCGGCCGGGGGCAGGATCATGAACATCTCGCCCGCCTCCCAGACATTGCTCTCGCACATCACCTGATTGCAGCGGGCAAAGAACTCCAGCAGGTTGCCGCCGGTGATCTGGAGCGGATTGCCGACCGCGCCCAGATTGACGTTGCGGCTGTTGAGACCGGCGTTGATGCCTTTGTTATACGGCGCGGCATCGCGGATCATCTTGGCGAGGATCGACTTCTCCTGCGCGTAGCCGACCGACCGGCCACCCGAGGTGATGAGGACGGTTTGCAGTTCGTCCGCGTTGCGGATCTGCTTCACATCGACGCGATCAAGCTTGTAGTTCCAATAGAACCCCTCGTCAACCGTGAGCGTGGTGGTCTCGATCTCGGGCGTATCGGTCTGGAGCCGGATGTTCTTCTGGTAGCGGTGGATGCGCGCGACCGGCTCGCGCTGGAAGGTGATCTGGTCGCCGAACTGGCGCAGTTGTCCGGTGTAGGTGGTGGAAGTGATGTCCTTCATCAGCGTTTCGGCATACGAACGCATCAGAAAGCGCGGATAGAAGTGCGGCTGGATCAGCGACCCGCTGTACTGCGGGTAGCCGGTCGCGGCGGGGATGGTCATGGAACGTGTCTCCGTGAGTCAGCGTGGGGAATGCGCTGTCCACGGCCCTCAAGCGAAGATCAGGGATCGACCCGACCCTCGCGTAGCGCCTGCTGGAAAGCGCGCTCGAACTGCTGAAGCTCCTGAAACGTCTTCTGCCCGCGTTGCCACAGCCCCATCATCGATTCCATATCGCCCGAGCGGAACCGCTGGCCGGCAACCGGTGCGCCGCCCGCGTGGATGCGGTCGGGCACGGCGAGCGCGTCCAACGCCGAGGGCGACGCGGTGCGATCGGTGGGAGCGGCCTTGCGCTGCTGGAACGCCTGCACGATTTCGACGATGCCGTCGATGTCGCGGCGGGCGTCCGCCTCTTGCAGCGCCTGATTGAAGGTCTTGCCGCCGCCGAAGGGCATCGGCTGGAACACGAAGCTCGCCCACTCGCTGTCCTGAAACACCGATTGCGCGGTGCCGAGGCGCTGCGCGAGGCGTTCGCGGAAGCCTTGGGCTTCGCTTTGCGTCAGGCGGGTTTCGAGCGGCTTGACCTGTTCGGTGACTTGCTGTTGCAAGCCATCGACCTTGGTCAAGAGCGCGCGAATCGCCTTGGCGCCGTTCTCGCCGAACTCGAAGGCCAGATCGTCGTCGCTCAAGTCGCCCAAACCATCACCCGCCGCAGGAGCGCGCGCGGGATCGGTCGGAGTTTTCTGCTTGAGCGCGTCGAGTTCCTGCGCCTGTCGCTGCGTGAGATCGCGCAGCAATTGCAGTTCGGTGCTCGTGTCCAGTCCGTCGCCCTGCCCGCTCCGCGCCTTGAGGGTGCGGACTTCTTCGGACAGGCGCGGGACTTCGGCGTCATACTTGCCCTTCAGGGCGTGATAGCGGGCTTCCCACTTCGCGTCGTCGGCGCTCGATGCGGCGGTATCCGAGCCGGACGGGTCCGGGTCGGGTCGCCAGGAGTCGAGGTTGACGTATTGCGCATCGGGCGCGGCCGGCGAGGCCGGTATCGCGACAGGAGCGGCGGGTGTGGGCGGTGTGTCAGGGGCCGGCGTCGGCGGGGTGCGTGTCGCACCCGGCGCGGCGTCGGCCTGCTGTTGCAGTTGTTCAAGCGAGAAAAAATCGGACATGAGAACCTCGGGGTCGGAGCCGCGACGGGGCCGCGCGGCATCGCGCCGGAGCCGTGACATGCGGCTGGCCAGCCGGTGGCATCGGTGTTCCGGTGCGACGCGCTGCGGGCGTCGTCGGTATTCCTGGGAGGACGAGAAACCGGCGTGCGCCGGGGTGGCACTACAGCAACGGGTCGTGCGACGCCGCTGCGGCGGTGTGGGGGGTGCTGTCGGCGGACGCCGCCAGCACGTAAATCTGTCGAATGGCGCGCGCTGCGCCCTGCTGGCGCAGCATGTCGGTCGTGTCGTCCATGCCGACGAGCCGGTCGGCGGCGTCCTGGTCGAGCTGCGCGAGGTGCGCGACGAAGATGCGCCACGCATTTGCGTTCGCGGACAGCGAACGTACTGCATCGCGCACGCGCGCGAATTCGCGCTGTGGATCGCGGCTCATGCGAGCGCCTGCGTCACGCCGTTGCGACGCAGGACAATCACCGTCGGCATATCGATGCCCGGCGCGACGCCTTCGGCGACCAGCCGATAGCGGCCGGGCAGCACGACGGCGAGTTGGGTATTCGTCGGATCGAGTTGCAGCGGTTGGCCGTGGTGAATGGCAGGGGCGTACAGTGTGGTGTCGCGAAACCCCGTCACCATGTCTACACGCACACGCTGGCCCGGTTTCAGATCGAACGCGCAGACCACGGCCGCAGGCGCAATCACCTCAAACTCCGGCGATTCGACCGAATCGCTCAGCGGCGACAGGTACACGTCGTCGCGGCGGCCGTTCGCCTGTCCGGCGTACCCCAGAATGCCGGGCGCGCAGCCCGGTGTATTGAAAATGCTGGTCATGCCGGCCTCACACGCACTCGACGTTGACGCCGAGTTGCACGGTGTCCACGGCTGCCGTATCGATCACGGCGCCATCGCTCACGCGGCGCAATTCCAGCGTCGCGGACAGGAAGCGGCCACCGGAGGCGCCGGAGAGCGTGTATGACCAGCCGAGCACGCGCCCGGCCGCCAGCGACAACCACGCGCCGACGACCACGCCATCGGGCGCGTCGCCGCTGGCGACACGCAGTTCGTAGTTCGACGCCACATCGCCCGTGGCGAGCCAGCGCCCGCGATTGCCGGGCGTCGCGGGCGCAAGGCTGGAGCCTTCGGTCACGCTCCCGTCTTGGCGAATGTCGATGAAATACTGCACCGACGCGCCCGCACCGCCGTTCACGACAAAGCAACCGCCTTGCGCACGCTCGAAGGGGAAGCCTGTGGTGCTTCCCGCCACCACCGGGTTACAGACGATATTCGCCATGTTGTTCGCTCCGAACTCAAGGGCACTGGGCATTGATGCCCGTGTAGACCTGAAAACCGCCGTAAGGCTCGTCCACGACGAGTTGCTGGTCGCTGCTGCGGCGGATCTGCACGCGACCGCCGATCAAGCCACTGGTGCCGCAGCCGAAGGTGCGCGTCCAAGCGCGCGCGACGCCGAGCGACAACCACACCTCCAACGCATCGGGACCGCCCGACAACCCGCCGCTGACGCGCACCTCAAAGTCGGCCGGATTGACGCCGCTGCTGCCGATCCAATTACCACCATCGCCCGCCGCAGCGCCGCCGATGTCGCCGTTCGGCGTGATCGTCAGATCGGCGGTGTAGACGTTGGCGTTCGGTGGCGTGCAGTCCAGCGCGAAGCACTGCCCGGTATCGCGCGCCAGCGCGCCGGCCGGCAGTCCGGGCGTCGCCGGCAGCAGATGGCAGACCGTCGCCGTTGTCGCACCCGCGACGATCTGGCTGGAGAGCGTGGTCAGCACCGGCCCGCTGGCCGTGCCGTCGTAACTGGCGCACACCTGACCACCATCGACGACGCTGCCGCTGACGTTCACGACGAAGGGGAAGCCGCCGACCGGCGCGGGGCCATTGAGGTAGACCGTCCAGCACACCGTCTCGCCGGGCGACACCGCGCCGGGGTGATCGCTGGTGATGTCGATGAGCGCAAGCGTCACGTCATTGTCGGTGATCGTGACCGGCACGCGCCCGCCCGGGAAGGTCGGAATACGCGGCGTGGTGCCGATGTCGAACCCCAGTTCGCGATCCGGCTCGTCGATCGTGTCGTCGGTCGTCTGCACGCACACGCTGGCGCGCGACTGGCCGATGGGAATGGTCAGCGGCGAAGTGATGGCGTAGCCGTGGATCGCCTGCTCATCGCCCGACAGCGACACCGGGATCGTCACCGCCGCGCCGGTGACGGGCGCATTCAGCACGATCTCCCAACAGACGTTCGTGCCCTCGGGTACGGTGTAACCGGGTGAGACGTTGACCGACGTGATCGTATGCGTCGAGGGTGGCGCCTCGTCGTTGTCGAGGATCGCGACACAGGCACTGCCACCGGCCGACAACCGCGGCGCATCGACTTGCAGGCAGAGTTCGCGCGGTCCCAGCACCGTGCCGTCGTCGAGCGTCGCGACGCAGACTTCCACCGCCGCCTGCCCGACCGGAATGACGACGCCGGTCGGCGCGGGATAGCCGCGCAGCGCCTGTTCCGAACCGAACAACGCCAACGTCAGCGGTAGATCGCGGCCGGCGACGGCTGGCGTCACTTCGATCCGCCAGCACGCTGGCTGCCCTTCGACGATCGGCGTCGCCAGCGGCAGGATACCGATCAGCGTGTGCTGCGAGTCGCAACAGGTATTCGTGATGATCCGCGTGCCGCCCGGCCCGCCCGTGATCGCGATCCCAGGACCGGCGACGATGCGGTTGAGGAAGGTCTGTTGCGCGAGTTCAATGGCAACGGCCAGTTCCGCGCACGTCGGAATCGCGTTGCCGGGCGCATGATCCGCGCCGGCACAGGTCTTGAACACGCGGGCGAAGGATTCTGGCGGAATCACATCCGGCGGCAGGGTATCGCCGGGCGCGAACGGCGTGTGCTGTCCGCGCTCGTATTTCAGGGGGCGACGCTCGGGCATGGGAACTCCGTCAGGCTTCGACGTGGGTCTGGTCGCAGCAGGTGTTGGTCAGCAAGACAGTGCCGTCCGGCCGCAGGGTGATCGCGATGCCGGTCCCGGCGATGAGCCGGGCCAGCGCCTGCACGAATGCCTGTTCGATCGCGGCGCGCATTTCGGCGCATAACGGAATCGCTGCGCCCGGAACGTGAGCCGAACCGGCGCAGGTCACGAACGCGGCAGCGAATCCACCGCCCGGCACCGTGCCCACGGGCACCGTGTCGCCTTCGGCGAACGGGCGGTGTACGCCTGCGTCGTATTTGAGGGGACGTTGCGTACTCATGGCGATGTCTCCGCTCGCGCACGGCGGCGGCGCGTCGTCGTGGTCGTGCTGCTCGCGACCCTCGCGGTCGCATTAGCGTTGCCGCCGCAATCGACGAAGGCGTAGTACGGCAGCACATAGCCGCCGATGTTGACCCAGCCGATGGGACGGCCCAGCAATCCGTCGCGCCCGCCGTAGAGCGTCGTCGGCAGGGTGTCGTTCTCGCTGGTCGCGGGCGGATTCGCGCCCGTGATCCCGATGCGCGCACCACTTGTCGCGATGTCGATCGCGTCCTGCATCTCCGCACAGGTCGGAATGCGTGCGCCGGGCATGTGCGCCTGACCCGCACAGGTGCGAAACACCGCCGCCACCTGGTCCGTGGTCAGCGAGGCGGGTGTCGGGGTTTCGACATGCGTCCCATCCGACATCGAAATGACCAATCGTCCATCGGCGGTGAAGGTCACGGCGGTCACGCGCACAGTGGTGCCGGGTGTCGGCAATCCGTCGATGGCGGCGGCGAGGTCCGCGCACGTCGCCAGGGGCGTTTGTCCCGCCAGCACGGGCGCACCCCGGCAATCCGTACCGATGGTGGTCCCCAGCAGCGCACCGCCGACGATGCGTGCATCGATCAGGGTCAGATTGCGGACGGTCGTACCGTCGATGTTGATCTCGTCGCAACAGGACATGCGTACTCCTCCTTCAGTGATTCGCTGGCATAGGCAGCAGCGCCCGGCTTGCCAGCGCCTCGGATTCTTCCCAATAGACCACCGTGTCCAGGTCGCCCCGGCACACGCGCACGCGGTAGGTGCCGGGGATCGCCAACACCACCTGGTTGTGGCGCTCGCAGAGCACCGTCTTGCAACCGTCAATGCGGTAGGTCGCCCACAACTCCGGCGCGCTCGGCGGCGCGCAGCAGGCGTCGGCCTGATCCTTGATGCGCGGGTGGATGAGCAATTCGATTTCGGCGCAGCCGTGACCGGCGAAGCGCAGAATCACGGGCGCGAAGGTCACTTCGACGTTCGGGGCCTCGTCCGCCAGCGTCGGCAGAGCGCCGTAGTACAGGAAACCTTCACGGGCCATGCGCTGGCTCCTGCGCGATGACTTCGACCAGCGGATCGCGCTCGATCGTGCGCCACAGCGCGCGCACCATCCGCAGCAGCAACTGCCACTTCGCCTGCGATTTGCTCGGCACGAAGACCACCGGGTCTTGCCAGTACAGCGTGCGTCGCTGCGCGCGGTCGCTCACGCCATCGGGCCGGTAGCCGGCGCTGCGATGGCCGAAGCGCACGAAGAACGCCTGCGCGTTCGTGTCGATGCGGTGGATGAAACCTGGGCCGTACACGATGTCGAACACCGCATCGCCCGGCTGCAACTCGTCGCCGTCCATTCGCATGGGGCGGTTCTCCTCGTGGTCAGATCGAAACGCCTGCCAATGCATCGACGATGCTGCCCTGGCGGCCATCGAGCGCCGGCATCGCCGTCGCGGGCGCGCTCGCGGGCATCGCACGGGCACCGACGCCTTCCGCGCCGGCCGCCGGATCGGGCGGCAGCGCGCCTAGCGCGTTCATCGGCGTCGCCTTGCCGAAAATCAGGTCCGGGTTGAAGCCTTGCAGCCCCACCCAGTCGCGCAGCAGGTTCACTAAACCTTCCCGCGGCAACAATCCGCCCTGCGCGAACGGCGTGATCGCTTGCAGCGTCTCCACGGTGCGCGCTTGGCGCATCTCGCGGGCCATGATTCCTTTCGCGCCGCGCGCGACGACCGTCGCGTCGGCCTTCAAGCTCGCATCGGGGTTCAGCAGCATGTTCAGCAGGTAGTACGCTTTGATCGTCGGTTCGATCAGATGCTTGTCGAGGTTGCCGATGGCCTGCTTGATGCCGCGTAGTGCGCTGTTGTAGAGCAGACTCAAGCCGCCCATCGTCGCCGCCGCACCCGTGGCCGGACTCGTGCCACCGTAGGCGTAGGCGGGGACGCCGCTGACCTCATCGGCGAGCCGCCAGTAGGCTTGCAGCACCGCATTCAATTCCGCCGCGACGCTCGGAATCTTCTCCATGTTGATCGCGCGGCCCTTCCCGGCGCCCTGGGTGTAGAACACGCGATACGGGCGGACGAGGTTCGGCGCGTCCTCGCTCTCGTCGAGCAGATCGAGGTTGATTTCGGCGATTGGACCGGAGGCGTAGGCCATGTTTTGCACCAGCCGACGCGCGGCCGAGTTCACTTGCCGCTGTACGTCGCGCAGAATCTGTCCCAGCCCCTCGCCCCAGAAGCTGCCGGGGAGTCGCGAGAACGACGCGACCTGATACGGCCGCTGGCCGGTCGGAATTGGGTTGAGCAGCGAACGCAGCACCAGATCGCCCAGCAGCCAGACGTTCGCCTCGTAATAGGCATCGGGATCGACGCTGCGCTCGCCGAACACGGCGCTCGGCGGCAAGCCTTCAAGCTGGCACCACTCCAGCAGCACCGCGCCCGGCACCCGGCCCCAGAAGTCCACCACGTCGTAAGTGCCGTCATGGCCCGTGGACGAGGCGTTTGATGCGCCCCAGGCGCCCGCGGTCGCCAGCCCTTCCAACTGCGCGCGTTCGTTGGCGATCGGGTCGCCGCAAACGTAGCCGCTGGGGTGCAGCGTCAACGCCGTGCGGATCGCACGCTCGGAGAAATTCGGCAGGCCGATGCAGTCCGACAGCGCCTTGCCGGTCATCGGCATTCGCTCGCACAGGTAGCTGCCATCCTGCGGATGGGTCGCATCCGGGGCCGGATACAGGTCGAAGGGCGAGACGCGCTCAACCCGGACCTTCGTGCGCGCAACGATCCGCAGCCGCTCGCCGTCCCACTGCGGCGCCTGCACCCGGCGCACGATGGGCGACTTCAATACCGCACCCGGAAACACCGTCAAATCCTCGATCGCCGCGTCGAACGCCTCGCGCCAGCCGCCCTCTTCGAGCTGGTCGGCGATGTGCTTCTCCATCCGCGCGCACGCCTCGCGCGCGGTCTCCAGCACGAGGTCGGCGGCCACGTCTTCGAGTTGCTTGATCCGTGCCTGCACCTGATGCGGGGCGAGATACTGAAGTTCGACGCCGCTGCGCTGCAACTCCACTAGGAACGCCTGCCGCGCCGCCTGCTTGCCGGCGTCGGACAGTTCGGGGATCGGTGTCGGCTCCACCGTCCAGGGCTTGTCCTCGGCGTTCGCCAGCGTGTCGCGTATCCACGCCTGCGCCGCGCGCATCTTCATCGACGCCAGCGGCATGTAGACATCGATCCCGTCCAGCGCACGCGCCAGTTCCGGGTCATACTCGTTGTGACGCATGCGCAGGCAGCGCATCATCGTCTCGTGGACGCTGGCGCCGTTACGCCAGACCACAGCTTCCTTGTGCCGCTTGGCGCGCACGAAGGCGTCACGCACGAATGTCCCCAAGCGCGAGCGCAGGCCGACCGACTGTTCGACCTGATAGGCATGCGCCGCATGCTCCCGCCGCAGCAGGAGGTCGCCTGCGGCGTTGGAAGCGTCTGCGAACATCACGGGCGGTTCACCATGCGAAAGTCGAATCCGACGCCGACGCGCGGCGCACGCTGCCGGTTCCCTTCGGGAACACGGCGCCGATGTCGTAAATACGCGCCATGCTGTCGAGCATGTCGTCATGGACGCCGGCCGGGAAGGTCAGGTACTCCTCGTTGACGAATCGCTCCATCACGTCCACCGGCTTGCCGTCGTGCAGCGCCTTGGGCAGTGCGCGCGGCAACCACCAGCGACCGTTCTCGAAGTCCGGCTCCAACCGCTTGATCCGCGCCTCCTTGGACATCTGGCCGCCGACCTCAAAGACAGTGAAGCGGTAGTTCTCCGCCTCCATCGCCACCGTCAGGTGTTCGATATCCGCGTCCTTGCCGTATTTCTCGTACCCGACCTTGTGCGGCTTCCACTTGCGGTGCATGCGGATCGTCAACGCCGCGCGTTCGCGCAGATTGAGCTTGTCGCGCACGGCGTCCAGCAGGTAATAGCGGCCATCGGTGTTCAATCCGACGACCACCGCCGCCGTGAAATCGGACTTCTTCGCCTTGCTGCCGGCCGGATCGACCAGCAGGTAGCGATTCATCGGCCGGGCGATGGTGATCGGGATGCTGTCGTACTCGCGCAGCCACGCGCGCTTGAAAAATCCGCCCGTGCCGGCGACCGGGCGCTGCATGTAGAGCGCCTCCCAGTCGCGGCTGCCGCTGGCGATGCGCTTGAGTTCCAGGGCGGCCTCGGAATACCGCTCCGGGCACAGCGCCTGTCCCACTTCCCGCCCCAGCGCGTCGCCTTCCAGCGCCAGCGCCGGCAGGTTAATGACCTCCCAGTCCTCATGCGCGTGTTCGCGCAGCAGCCAGCCGGCCAGATCGTCTTCGTGCCAGCGCGTGTGCATCAGGATCAGCACCGCGTCTTCGGCAAGGCGCGAGTAGACGACCGACCGATACCAGTCCTTCACCCGCTCGCGCACGACCTCCGAATCGGCCTCGGCACGCGACTTGAACGGGTCATCGACCACGAACAGCTTGGACGAGAAGCCTGTCCCGCCGCCCATGACCGTCGTCCCGTAATACTGGCCGCCGGCCGTGGTCTGGAAGTCGGTTTTGGCGGTGCTGCTGCCGTCAAGCCGTGATGCGGGGAAGATCGCGCCGTGGATCGGCGAGCCGATCAGGTCGCGCACCGCCTTGCCGTTGCGCTCCACCAGATCGACGCCGTAGCTCGCCGCGATCACCGGCCAGTCGGGGTGCCGACCCATCACCCAGGCGGGCAATTTGCAACTGACGAGCGCGCTCTTGCCATGCTGGGGCGGGGCAAAAATCATCACCCTGGCGCGTCCGCGCCGGATCGCCGCCTCTAACCGCCTGCACAGGTACTTGTGCCACGCATAGGGGATGTACTTCGGATCGACCGCGCAGCAGTAGGCCAGCAGGTTGTCGCGCGCGGCCGTCAGCAGCGCCGCGATCTGCGTCTTATTCGCCGTCGCCATCGGGCGCCCCTGCCTCGGCGACGCCCTCCAGCACCGCCTGCGCGACTCGCTGCAACTGCTCCGGGGTCAGCGCCTGCGCCGCGTCGAACACACCGAGCGCACCGCCGACCTCGACCTTGCTGCGGTCGGCGTAGGTGGGGCTGAGTTTGGACGCACGCCAGCGGAGGTGTTGCGCCAGTTCGCGGGCCTTGCCGAGCGACAGCACGTCCGTCGCGGCCCGGATGCCGGCCTCCGCTTCCTCGTCCCAGACCCTGGCCGCCATCCCCGCCGCCTCGCGCGCGCGCGCGGAACGATTAGGTTCCGCCGCCAGCCACAGCGACAGCGCACCCTGGGTCTTGCCGTAATCCGCTGCGATGGCGGTGTAGGTCTCGCCTGCGGCGATGCGTTCGCACACGTCGTCCAAGTCCCAGTCCTGTCGCGCCTGCGTTGTCAGCGGCGCGGATGGCAGCGCGGCATCCACCGACGGCGAACCCTTGCCGCGCTGCTTCGCAGGCGTGCGCTTGCGTTTGCCGCGCGGGTCTTGGCTGGCGTTCACACCAGCACCGACACCACCGTCGCCAACGCGCCCGCAGCCAGTGCGCCGACCACGGCGCCGCGCCAGAACAGGCACACGCCGCAGTCGGTCCACAGCCGTAGCGGCAGCCATGCCAGCACGCGCATCGCGAGGCTCACGCGGGCGTCGTCGGCGAGGGCTGCGGCGGGCTCGGAAGCGGGCTCGGTATTGGGCTCGCCGGAGGCGGTAGCGTCGGCGGCGACAGTGGGGGCGGGAGGTTCGGACGCTGGATCGGTCGGCGGCAGGGGGTACAAGGCATGCGGTTCAGTCCTGGTCATGGCCATTCCTGGTGGGTGTGCCGCGCGCGGCGGACACGAAAACGCCCGCGGTTGCGGGCGTGGGGCGACATGGTGGCGGGGACCGGAGTCGAACCGGCGTCTTGGGCAGATGAAGCCCGAGCGGGACCACTCCTCACCCCGCGATCGCGGCAGCAACTCCGCGTGTAATCAGAATCCGGTTTTTCTGCGGAGGCATCACCTCCGCACGCACACCGCGCTCGCGATCACGCACGCGGCACGGGCGCGACCTCATCGCCGGTACGCAGGGCCGCCGCCAGTTCGCGCCGCGCTTGTGCCTCGGCATCGGAGAGCAGTCGCAGCAGCCATTCGTACATCGGTCGCCATGTCCGCCGATACGACGCCTCATCGCGATCAATCCGCGCCGCGCGCGCGCGGTCGGATACCGGCAACACGCCGCGCCCTTCGCAGGTTTCGCAAGTGATGCGCAACGCCTCCAGCATCATCTCGCCGGCACCGCCGCAGTCCGGGCACAGGTTCGGCCGTGCCAGTTCGTCCAACACGGCGCGCCGGATGACGACGTGCATCTCCGGGCGCCACGGCCACACTGCATCTTTTGCCAGAGCTGCTTTCGCACGTAAGCCCGCGATCCGAACGCGCACATCGGTCGAAACGCGGTTCGTGGCGAACGCCGCTTCCTCTGCGCAATGCAGTTCCAGTTGCGCGACCTCCAGCACCTGACGCCGCCGCGCAAACTCCGCGCGCTGGCGCTCGGCGATGGCTTCGTGCAACGCTTCGCGGCTCAGACGCGCACCCTCGGGCCACCATAGCGCGCACAGCACCTCACGGCCCAGCCCCGCCGGCACGAACGCCAGCGCCGCCGCTACATCCTGCGGGGTCAATTCGCATCCGCCGCCGTGGCCCATTTCCAGGCGGGACGTGGCGGGGTTGAGGCGCGCGAGCATTCTGCGCACATCGGTCATGGTGCAATCTCCTGAAAAGTGTTCATGGTCCGCGCCGCAGCGGCGCGCGTATCGATCGCGCATAGGGTCGTCATCGCTGGTCCTCCTGCGAGTACATGCCCCAGCGCGCGCGGGTCTTGGTCGCGCGCGTCGGTCGGTGAGGGGTGGATGGGAGCATCGGTCTTGGTGGCTCGTCGCAATCGTCGATCCGGCCCACGTCTAGGCGGCTACGTCCCCAAACGCGCCCGGTGACGCCTTCGCGTTGTTTGGCAATGTTGAGTTCGATCAGGCCGGGATACTCGCTCTCGCGACCTTCCTGTTCAGCGTAGTAGTCGTCGCGGTAGACGAACACGATTGAATCGGCATCCTGCTCGATGCTGCCCGACTCGCGCAGATCCCGCATAACCGGGCGCTTGTTCGGACGCGCCTCGACACCGCGATTCAACTGCGAGAGTGCGATCACAGGACAGCCGAGTTCTTTACCGAGGGCTTTAAGGTCGCGCGTGTTCGCACCGATCTCGACCGTCTCACGGGTCTTGCCCGGCAACGGCATCAGGTGCATGTGATCGACGACAATCAAGTCCACGGGCTGGTGGAGATGTTCGCGACGCGCGCGCACCACAATCTGCTCGCACGTCAACGACGGCGTATCGTCGATCAACAAGCTAGCGCCGCGCATGCGCCGCACGCCCTCGGCCACGCGCGCCCAGTACGTTTCGCTCTCGGCGGTGTCGTCGGCCGGGTGCCGTAGCCACTGCAAGGGCACGTCCATGATCGACGCGATGCATCGGTTGAAGATGCTGACATCGGTCATTTCGAGGTTGAAGAACAACACGCGCTTACCGCTCAACGCATTCGCGGTGGCGATGTTGATCGCGACCGCACTCTTGCCCATGCCCGGCCTACCGGCCAGAACGATCAGATCGCCCGGCATCAGGCCGCCAGTGATCGCATTGAACTTCGCCCAGGGTGTCGCGAGGCCACAGAGTCCGCCCTTCTGGTCATAGCGGCGCTGTAAGTCTGCGAACCAACGCTGGGCGACCTCTGTCATCGTCTTCACACCACCCGCGCGCGGATGGCCCGCCAAGCGCGCGATGGCGTGCTGAGCCTCGGCTATCAGATCGCGCGTGTCCCGGCCCTCGGGCTGAAAGCCAGCGTTGACGATGATCGAACCCAAGTCGATCAACTGCCGCAGTTTCGCCTTGTCTACGACGATTTCGGCATAGGCGGTGATGTTGGCCGCCGATGGCGTGGTGCTGGCCAATTCGACGAGATAGGCGCCGCCGGCTACCTGCTCGGACAAGCCCTGCGCCTCGAACCACTCACCGAGGGTCACGGCATCGTAGGGGCATGACTTCGCGGCAAGTTCGCAAACGGCGCGGTAGATCAACTGGTGATCGCGCCGATAGAAATCCTCGGACTTGATCCAGTCCGCGATCCGCGTCAGCGCATCCGGCGCGAGCATCAACCCACCCAGGACCGCCTGCTCAGCCTCGATCGATTGCGGCGGCACGCGCCACTGCTCCTGGCGGCTGTCGTTGTGGGCACGCGACCGGGCGTTCACTCGCCACGCTCCATGCGATCCATTGCCGCTTCAAAAATCTTCGTCACCACATCCGCGCGCAGCAGGTAGTCGAAAGTCGGCCGCCAATTCTCGTGCGGCGATCGGTACGGCCCAGTGCCGTTGTTGAACGGATCGTCCTGGCACTCGTCGAAATACGCCTGCCAGAACTTCACGCTGCGTCGCTGTGCCGACGCCTGCCATGCCGAGCGGATCAGTGCGCGACGCTTGGGCGACAGCTCCCGCGCCTTCGCCAATCCCGTCATCGTGGCGTTGTAGGCATCCACGATGGCTTGGTAAGGAATCCGGTCAGCCGAAGGCGACGCTACGCTTTGCTGACCATTAGCGGGGGCGGAGGGGGCGGCGCCGTCAGGCGACGCACTCCCCTGCTCTTGATTTTCTTCTACCTCTACTTCTGCCTCTGCCTCTTTCGTAGTGCGACCCGTCGCTACGCCGTCGCTACCCGTAGCGACCGGTCGTCGGTTTGTGGCCCCCGGTGTCTGCTGACCTGGGCGTCCAAGGACGGCGATCAGACAGTCGAGTGCCGGCGACCTTCGGAACCATTCGCCTTTGGCACGCTCAGCGGCGAATTCGCAATGGCGTTTCTGTTTGTCGTGTCCGGTGCCTTTCTCGACCGCCAACAATTCGATGTCTGGGTGCGTGTCCCGTAGATCGGAGCACCGCGACCACGGATTCTTGCTGAACCCGATCTTCACCGTCTCCGAGCGCGGCTCGCCGATGTAATAGACGTAGCCTTCGGCATCCAACCCAGCGTTGCCACTATCGCTGTCTCCCGCACGGTAGGCGCGATAGTTGATGATCTGCCAGCCGCCGCTGACCTTGCGCAAACGGCGTCCTTCGTCGTTTTCCGAACGCGAATCGGGGTCGGGCGACTCCAACAAGGTCAGAATCTCGCGAATGCGATCGACCGATTTCATGCAATTCATCGCGAGCGCCGGAGCGGCGACACGCACCACACCATCGGCATCGGCCTGGGACAGCATCCAGATCCAGACGCGCAACACGTCATCCGGCTGCACCCAGAGCGTGCTGTTGACGATGCCGCTGTCCAGCTTGGCGAAACTCATCCCACGCGCTCCATCCGAACCAAGAGGCCAGCGGATTCGATCCGTTGGCGCCACGCAGCCGGTGCGGTCATGCGAACGAGCGAGGGCAGGACGCGACTGCGCATTACACCCCCTCCACCAGCGAAGGTGCCGCATACAAGGTCGCCGGCTTGCGCGCGCCCGGCCGCTTCACTCGCATCGCGATCAGTTCGCCGCGTCGGATCGCATCGCGTAGCAGGCGTTCCAGCGCGCATGCGCTCGGCGGATCACCCAAGCCCTCTTGGCGCGCCCAGTTCAGAAACGCCTCTGCCGACCACGGTGTCGTTCGGCTCGATGCGAAACGGTGCAGCAGATCGTCCGCGCGATCGGTCCAGTCCGGGCCGTCGAAGAACACCAGCGCCTCCTTGCGCAACGCTCCACCGGTCGCCGCCTCGATCTGGCGCGCGCGCTGGGGCGTGATCGCAATCGCACCCCGCTCCCAATGCGACACCAGCCCCTGGGTACAGGGGCAGCCGGCATCGGCGAGTAGCGTGGCGAATTGGGCTTGGGTCAGACCCAGGGCACGGCGGTAGTCGGCAAGGCTTTTCATGCCGATAGATTACGCGCCATATTTACTAGGTCAATACTTGTATTGACTTAATATCGCGTCATGTATTAGGATCGCTCATATGACGCCGCGCCCTCACAGCTCAAAACCCTCACCAGCCGACATCGCCGCTGCCCAGCGCCTCCGCGCACACTGGCTGGAACGCGGCAGCAAGCCGACCCAGCTCCAACTCGCCACCGCCCTGGGCGTGACCCAGGGCGCGATCAGTCATTACCTGAACGGTCGGAACAAGATGAGCTTCACGACGCTCGCGCTGCTCTGCCGGGAATTGGAAATCGACCCCTCGGCGATCCGCACCGATCTACCTGAACAGCAGTTGCTGTCCTCGCCGAATGAGGCGGCCACCGGGCGGGTGTCTATCGCAGCCACTGAGACGCGCGGAGCCTACGTTCGTGTCTCACAGCTAGACGCGACAGCAGCAATGGGCGAAGGCACGATCAACGCGGATTACCCTGAAATCATAGGCTCGATCGACATCGCGGCGAGCTATTTGCGCAACCTCTTCGGTTACGTGCCGCCGGCCGGACGCCTACGCATCATCACCGGCCGGGGCGAGTCGATGGCCCCCAAGATCATGCCCGGCGATACCTTGATCGTGGATACCGGCATTACCGCTTACCAAGGGGATGGCATCTACTTGGTCAACAGCGGCCACGGTCAGCAGATCAAACTGCTACAGGATCGCGGCGATGCGCTCTACGTGTGCAGCGTCAACCCCGACTACCCCGCCTTCCCCGCGCCGCGATCATTGGTCATCGGCGGCAAGGTCTGCGTGAAGAACCGTTTTGAGCGGCTTGAATAA